TGGGTGGTGTTATCAAGCTTCCATTCATGAATGGAAGCTTGATAACACCACCCATTGATTCCAATTTTACATGGGCCAATCAGTTGAGTTGCACCACCACTCAAAGAAATGATTCTGTATTGTTTTATAACCCTGGCGATAGTGGCTCCACAGTTTGTGCTAGGACGAAAAGCCAAGTCGGTTCCACTTTCACCATTACAATGGCTTTCAACATGAATGGTGGGTGGGGTTCTAATATTGAATCAGGGTTATTTGTGTCAGATGGGACCAAATACACCTCGTTTAATTTACAGAACTATAACAGCTATTGTTTTAGGCAGGTCCAAAATTTTAACTCAGCGACGTCATTTAATGGTAATGTGCTGCAAATTCTCAACCCTTCATGGAACAATGGTTTGATTTGGCTGAAAATAGTCCAAGATTCAACGAATCAGACTTTCTACAGCAGCATTGATGGAACCACCTGGACGTTATTTTTGCAACAAGTGAAGACTGCGTGGCTTACCAGCACTTCTTATGGTTATTACACCAGAAACTCCAGCGGATACGTCTCAAACACGATAATTTATTCTTTCACGGAGTCAACCCCATAAAATGGCAAATTTAATCAGCGCGGCATCAGGAAATTTCACATCAGCCGGTACATGGGGTGCGGTAGAGGAGGTTTCGGAACTAGATTCAGAAATTGCTTCTACAGCTATTTCTACTTCCAATCTCGATTCAGTCGTTTTTATTCCTGGCGGTGGCGTGCCAATTACAGTTTCTGCTGGATGGGCCTCTTCTTCATCCAACTATCCAAGTCGAGTAGCTGCGAACGCCTTCAATGGTTTTGTAAGTGTGGAAGGTACTGAATGGTTGGGTACTGGTGGTGGTGTAGACTGGTTAGAAGCTGACTTACAAACCGCCACCGCACTTGTTGGTTACTCTGTTCAAGTCAATAGTGACGGTTCTCAGCCTGGTAGATACCCCAAAAATTGGACCTTTGAAGGCAGCTCTAATAACAGCACTTGGAACGTAATAGACACGCAAACCAACCAAACTGGCTGGGCGGCAAGTGAAACTCGGACTTTTTCGTTTGCACCTACCTCATATCGTTATTGGCGACTCAACATCACCGCTAACAACGGAGATGTTACTTACACGCAGGTTGGCGAATTGAGGTTGCTGGTTCCAGGAACTATCGCCCCTATTGATGGTGTGGCACTTAAATTAGCGGCACGAGCTGTCAGCCCTTCCGGAACCTTTACCGTTACTCTTCGTAACAGTACGACTTCTACTAATGTGCAATCGGTCACAGTTAACGTCTCTGACCTCAATGCGTCTGGCTTTGGCTGGTTTTTCTTTAAATTTGGGGCAACAGAAACCCCAAATGGTACTGATTCGTACGTGATTCGGGTTGTCTGTTCAACCACAGGATCTCAGGTAACTTTATTTCGTAATGCAACCGCAAATAACTGGAGTCGAAAACTTCGAACCACTACAACACAGGCACCAACTACTGACACCGGCATTATTATCACAAATGAGCTAACAGGTGCTGGCACCAGCAACGCCATCACCGTCACGATGAACAATATTGCCACAACGTCTTTTGGCCCGATTGCCACCAATGCCTCGCAGGGCATTGTGATTTCGGGCGGTGGCACTTTAACATTCGGAACAGCCGCGTCAACTGATTATTATCTTAAATGGAAGGGTGCTCTTTTAATCACCAGTGGTGGCACTCTCAACGTAGGTACCAGTGGTACACCAATTCCGTCAACTTCAACCGCCGTTCTGGAAATGGACACCGCTATCAACATCGATACTTACATTTTTGTAGCGATTGGTGGTTTTTTCAATGTTTGGGGTCCTACTAAAACCATTTGTACCCTCATAACGGTTGATGCTGCGACTTCCGCAACTAGCTTAACAGTTGGTGATACAACAGGATGGGAAGCTGGCGACACAATAGTTATTGCAGATAACAATTATTACGATGCACCTGAAACAAAAACCATCAACACTGTTCCTACTTCAACATCGTTAACTATCACGGCTGGTTTGGGGCAGGCTCGAACCAATGTCCCGGTTTGGCCTGTTGAAGTCATTAACCAAAAATGTCGTGTTAAAATTCGTGGCACCAGCTCGTCCAATCGTGGTGCTATAATGGTTAGAGATACCGGCCAAATGGTAGCACGATACTGCGAGTTTTACTGGATGGGAACCGGCGCGACCAATTTCTGGGGCATCACACCAGAACAAACGGGTACTGGTTTAATGGACATCCAGCATTGTTCGATTCATACTTTTGATAACAATGCTACGCCGTTTTACTTTGGATACACAGCTGGTGCTGGTGCAAACACAACGATTTCGTTTTGTGGTTTTACTGATTACAGCTCAGCATTTGGAGGTGGCGCAATTTTCTTAGTTGTGGCAGGTGCAGCGACTTCAATCATTATCGAAGGAAACTATTCAATTGGTATTGGTGGTTCTACGGCCATGCTTTATCAATTTCAATTTACAAAATTTAAAAACAACCGCATTGCAAATCAAAGTTCTAATCAAGCACCAGGAATTTGGTTTAAAATACTTAACAGTACCGCTATTTTGGGGCCAACCCAAGCCAATGCCGATGATTGGTCAGGAAATGTCATTCATAACTGTGAAACGTCTGGTCTTAACATTGTAAATGAAACTGGCCTAAACTTTAATAATGGCTGGTGTTTTGCATCAAGGTTCTGGCTTAAAAATTGGACAATTTTCCGTTCATGTATGCTGGGCGGCGGTGCTGACATTAATATTTTTGGGGTTGGCGCATCAAACTTTACTTTTGAAAATTGTGTTTTTGGGAGTGGAGGCGGCTATGGAGTTTTAGTTAATCAAGTGCCATATGCAACAGCTCACGATTTTACTTTCGACTCGTGTACTTTTTGTGGCACGGTCACTAATACAAGCTATACCATGCCAAGTGCTCTAGGCCTGTTTGGTTCTGTTAATGATATGAAGTTCATTAACTGTGATCTGGGTAAATCAGGCACCGGATATGGAGCTATAACCACTATTTTTAGCTATCCAGGCGTAGGTATAGGCCAACTGACAGCATCAAACTGTGGCATCACCAATTTTACAAATTTAACCACCAATCTGACATCATACGACGAAAAGTCTTATTTGAAAATCAACAAGTATAATAGAACTTCTGGCGACCACCGTTCATATTTCAAATATGGAAATGTGACTTCTGATTTGGCCATTTATTATACTGGTGCGCCATCAGAACGCCTGACACCTTCCAATGCTAGCTCTAAGTTGATGAGCGGTTATGCCACAGTATCAGTTCCAAGCGGTTCAGCCGTGACATTTAGCGTCCATGTTAGAAAATCCGCTTCAGGTGATGGAGCCGCCTATAACGGTAGCCAGCCACGTTTAATATTACAAAAGTGTTATGAAGGTGGAATTACCTCCGATGTAGTGTTGGCAACCGCGTCTGGTACTACTGGAGCTTGGGAAACACTGGTCGGCACCACAGCCAGTGTCACCGATGATTGTGTTTTATTGGTTTATGTAGACTGTGATGGAACAACTGGTTGGGTTAATGTAGACGACTGGACTAAGAGCTGATAGTTAAACCATAAATATCAGCAAATGGCTGAACTCTTCGTAAACGATCCACAAACCACACTCGCCGCAGCAATCACCAGTACCGGGGCCACGACGTTAAGCGTTGTTAGCAGCACTGGTTATCCCGGTACTGGAAACTTCCGTATTAGAATAGACAGCGAATTAATGTTAGTGACGGGTGTTTCCGGCACGACTTGGACCGTCACGCGTGGTATTGAGTCGACAACCGCTGCCACTCATCTTATAACTTCCATCGTGAACCATGTCTTTACAGCCGGTGGTATTACTCAAGCATTAAGCGAAGCAAGTCCACCCGCAAACGTTCCATCTTCAGGAAGCTTCGCTTGGGTTAATCAAGCTAGTTCGACACTAGCGTCGGATTCTCAAGGTTTCAGCTTTTTAACCCCAAATAGTGGTGGTAACAATCTTACACACCGCGTCTATCCAGTTACTGTTCCATACACCTTTATTTGTGGATTCAGCACTTCCGGTTACAACGGCAATTTCGCCCAATCCGGCCCGTCTATCCGCGATACCACCAACAATAAGTCTATCGTCTGGCGTTGGAATAATGGTGGTGGTTGGGACATTTATACCTGGATCGATCCGGCAAGCTATCAGTATCCTATCGTTAGCTCGGCTACAGTTACATCTTGGGGACAATCACCAGTAGTAACTATCATTCAAAATGATGGTGTCCACCGCACATATTATACAGCAGCTTCCAAAGCCGCAGCGCTGAGAGGAACATGGCACGGAGTTTATCAAGAAGCATATAACGCATTTTGCACTGAAGATAAAGTGGGAGTGTTTAACTTATGTGCTAATGGATCTGACCAATCTATCGATGTTTCATTGTTCTCAGTAACTTAAAGGCCAAACAAGTTGACTTTAGGCATAATCACACCAATCGTTCTACCAGCACCGGCATTCACTGGGTCTGGTATTGTGCTCACTGGTATTCCAACCGATGAGGCATTCGGTTCGTTGACTGTGGGATATGACCAAACGGTAACTTTTGCTGGCATTGCGACCACCGAAACACTTGGTGTGATAGAATTTCCAAACCCAGGTCTTGGTAATCTCAGATATTGGGTTGATGGTCTACCGCAGCCAGCTTTGGATGGCAGTGGCAACATCAAATTTTGGGCCGATGGCCTTCCATACAAAAACCTTGATACTACAGTAGCGGTCCTTAGCATTATTGTAACGGGTATTCCAACTGATGAAACATTCGGTTCGTTAGTCGTTACACACGTTCAGGCAGTATTTTTCACCGGTATTCCAACCGGCGAGACAATGGGTGCACTTAGCGTTTCGTACCCACAATCGGTAACCTTCACTGGCATTGCGACCGCCGAAGCATTTGGAAACTTCCATATTTCGAATGGTGCTCCTCAAACAGTAACTTTCGCTGGTATTGCAACAACTGAAACATTTGGTAATCCTTTCGTCGCTCACGTCCCAATCCACGCTGTAGTCAGAGTAGCGCAGTTTTTTAGTGATGTCAGCGGTAATATCATTTCGCATCTTTATCTTGGAACTGACGGTGTTGACTTCCAAGAAGAACTTGAATGGAACACAGGAATTCCGCAGGGTTATGAAACTCCGCGAGACGGTTCATTACTTAAATATGGCGACTATTGGTATATCGTTTATACTGGCAATCCTAGTGCCACTCCAATATACCGAAGTGCTGGCCCTTATGATCCATGGGTTCTTTATGCCAATATCGACTGGACGGCCATATCTGGAGTCCAGGCAACATGGGCACCTGAATTTTTCGTAGATGATGATGGTTCTGTCCATGTTGTTGTAGCTTTAGATACTGGCCCAATTCCATATGGTATGAACCACAGAATTTACGAGGTTCATAACGTCAATCCGGGAGATTTATCAAGCTGGTCCACACCACAGCTGTTAACCAGCAATGGCCCCAGCACTTCATTTAATCAGCTGAGTGTTTGTATTGACCCATGCCTCAGAAAATATAACGGAGTTTATTATTGTTATTTCACCAATAACAATGGTGCAATTTTCTATGTTACATCCACAAGCCTTCTCGGGCCATACGATAATGCAGTATATGTTTCCGGCAATTATTTTGGTTCTGAACCTTATTCCGAAGCTCCATGTGTTTTATATGAAGGCGGAACAACTTGGAAGCTTTATTTCGATAGAACATTTTACGGCGATGCCTTAGATCCGGGGCAAACCAGAGTAGAAACATCGACTGATAACTTAGTTACCTGGAGCGGTGGCGCATCGGCTACCTATCTCACTGTGAATGGTGTAACACCACCAACTTTGAAGCACGGCACGGTTATTATTGTCCCATATGTAATATTCGGAAATCAGGAGTCAATTGCTTCAGAAGCGGCAATGGGTTCAGCTGGTCGAATTTCCTCCAATATTTTTACATTCGGAAAATATACCCCAAGTGCTCGTTTGGGTTTTGCATTAGGTGGTGCTGCACGTTTGGGACTTGATGTTCCTTTGCCAGCCAGCTCATTTAATATCGATGAGTCGTCAATGCTTGGGTTTATGGCCTTGGGAGTAACACGGCTTGGTTATAGCGATATATTTGCGGTCGATGGAACTTATACTCTCGGTAACTTAAACCCCTCGGCACGTCTAGGCCGTATGGAACTAGGTTCCGTGAGGCTCTCATATATCTTCGTGGCCGTTGGGCCACAATCGGCTATATTCACCGGCATCCCAACCGAAGAAGCTTTTGGAACGCTTTCCATTACACAGTTTGCCAATATCCAACCCGCCGGTATCGCTACCACGGAAGCTATGGGCGCATTATCACCCATGTATAATCAGTTCGTAACTTTCACAGGTGTAGCGACTGGTGAAGCTTTCGGAAATTTGATGGTGGGCAAGGTCAAGTATGATAGTTTGAATGTATCGGCTACTTCAGCTGCAACCTTCGCACCAACCAAGAACGCCTTGGAAGCCGGTTATGCTATTTGGATTGACGCATTTGAAACCGGACAGGAATCCCCGATGCCTACTGGTTCTTTCACGGTTGGCTCTCAAGTTGGAAACTCTGACGGTGGCTTCCTTGGCTATATGGAATGCAAAAAGGGCCTGGAAATTTTGCGTGACCCAGGTTCGAAACCAAGACCTCTATTTGCATGGGATTCTGTTCCGCAGAATCTTGCTGAATTCAGTATTTCCAGTCGTTCATCGCTTAATACTACTATCAGCGATACACTCAGTTTCACAGCTTCCGGCAAAACCGGTGTCGGCACCAGCTCATCTGTCGGGCAGCTTATCCAAAAATTTGGTATTTTAAGTTCGTCCTTAGCGGCACGGGCCACGCAAGTTGCAGTTGAAACTCTTGGTAGTGAAAACCCTTCGGCACGGGCAAGCCAGATTGCAGTTGAAGTATTGAGTGTGAAAGCATCCAAAGCTCGGGCCACGCAAATTGCAGTTGAAACTTTGAAGCTGGCCAATTATGTTGCGCTCCAGCAGGATGCTGTCGAAGCGTTAGGCACCGGTATTAACACTGGTGTGGTTCAACAGGTAGCTATAGAAGTTTTGGCTAATTCACGCGCTGCAATGGTAGTGAGCCAAGTAGCTGGGGAGTTTTTGGCTGGCGGAGATGTTGCCAAGGCTCGGGCCACGCAAATTGCGGTAGAAGCAATTCGGCAGAGAACAGAACCCAGCTTGGCTCGTGATCGCATTCAACAATCAGCTATTGAAATGGCTAGCTCTGGCAACCCATATGCCTTGGTTAGCGCAATGGCTTTTGAAGCCGCCCACAATGGCACGCCAAATGCTTTGGTGTCAGTATTAGCCGCAGAAGCCGTTCATAGTGGCATACCCAAGGTATTGATAAACGTGGTGGCACCAGAAGCTATTCATGATGCCATTCCCACCGCTTTGGTCAAACAGGTTGCTATCGAAGTTATCACACACGCCGGATTTGATGGCACAGTTGGCTCGATGTTGAACAACCCTCGATTTGGAGCCTAACACCGGCACCACGAACATGCCATGTCTGGCTTGTGTAGCCCTTTGCACTTAGCGCAGACAACTAGGTATATTGGTTCTGTGATGCACGGGGCCACAATCAGCCGATGATGATTGGACGGAGGTTTTAAATCATTGATGTTTTGGACAAGCCCGTTATCGTTGATGTAATACCAGACAACGTCTGACTTAAAATCGTTTGGGTCCGCATAGCCAAACACATCAAACTCAAAGAAACGGAACTCATATGAGTCTTGTTTGGGACGAGCCAATCTTGCTTTGATAGTAGCCATACTTTAGTCCATGTATTTCAAATTCAGCTCAAACTCGTCAACACAAATTGGGATCGGCATATTGACTCCCAACATATTGATGGAGCCTTCTGCATATTTGATGGTATGTGGGTGATTTTTCAAGTCAAGTGCCTCATCCATATCAGGTGCTTCAACTTCGATTTCAATCGTTACGCTGATTTTGTAGGTGTTGACCATTTGCAATCCTTTTTACATGACGGACATACCCTTTTACCAGGTGTTACAACCGTTCCAAGAGAGCAACTGACATACATACGTCGTTCTGTACACTTTTGGCAATCCATATATCCATCGCCTGTGCTCATATTGATGAACTTCCAGTCATGCCAGCAACCAAAAAACCGCTCGTACAATGCCAAGATCATCTTAGTTCTTGCCTTTCGTGCGGTTGTAGGCATCCAAGCCGGGAACGGGCGCATCGATGTTGGCTTTATGCCAAGCTTTGGTCCACGCGGTGACGATTAAAAGGCTACTGCCGATTGACTTGTCGGGGTTGCTTTTCATCAATTCCATGTATTCGGGGTCGTGGATCGGCACCGAAGATTTACCAGCATGAAACGCCTTGGCTCCAAGTTCAGCGGCCTGTTCAGTCAATGTCATAAAACCATTTTACCACATTGAAATATTCGATGTCAAGTGTTCCACTTATTATAAAATGCCACATTGTGTACTTGGCAATAAGGATGCTCGCATATTTTGATTAGTTTACCCGCACACAGATATGTTTCAGTATCAACGCACTCGGGCCACCCAGGTGCTAGAACGCGGCCACGTAATGTAAGTTTATGTTCCTTTATTTCAGTCATTGTTGACCATCAGCTGTTCCATTATTAATCCTTTTAAAAACGGCTACTAAGTTGCCATTCTTGATGTCCGATACATCAACACCATATTGTTCGAAAATGCTGGCTGTGATGGTTTCGCGCTGCCAACCGAAATCCCATAAAGAGGACTCATCGGTAATGAAAAATGAGTCAATCCCGAAAATCTTTTCCATGAAAGATTCAGCAAATTCGCCGTACAGCTCGATTTCATCAATCGGCGCTGACTCTATCTTTCGTCCCGCAAAAGGACCGCTTTTTATGACATTATCTTCCATGATTTGTTCCTTTGTTTAAGTTTTCTATCAATGCTTTCACATACCAGGTGCTTAACCCTATATGGCCATGGTTTGGTCGTTCATTCGGAACCCAAACTGTGTCATCATCTTCATGCATGCATCCTCATACAATTTTTCTAGGTCTTTTTGCTGAAAATCTTTAAAAAAACAAAATGCCGACTGGTTTGGAATGTAAACAGAGTCATCGATAACATGAATTGGCCTTGGAAGTTTGTATCCGTCAAAAGCACCCATGTAATTATTTTAGCATTGCTTAAACCGACGAGTCAATCTATAAATATCAAAAGAAGATATGTCTAATCCAATTACAGCCTCATTTCCATACGCCGCGCCTGGTGACGTAGATTTTACGATAGCCAGCGAAAATGCTTTCACGACGCTTAGTTCATCCATGAGTAATAATCAAACCACCATGGATGTGGCATCGGTCAGCGGTTTTGTGTTGCCAACGCTGTTGGCGGTTGAGAACGAGTTGATCCTCGCCACTGGCACCAGCAGCAACACTTTCACGGGGCTGATTCGTGGATTTGCTGGTACGTCAGCCGTTACTCATACTTCTGGTGTAGATGTCAACCAATACATTACGGCTTATCATCACAATAAAGTTGTGGCAGAGCTTTCTGCAGTCAGCAAATGGGTTCATGATGCAGAGTTTTCCGGCTTGCAACGTTATGAAAATTTCGTGACGTGGAGTGAAGCCTTCGAAATGGGCACCTGGAACAAGCTCGGCGGTGCAACCGTCACAATTTCCGGCAATGCTCCTGACGGAAATGCCACTGCTCGAATCATTCAAGACGGCACCAGTTCTGGTTCACATGGTGTAAGCGGTTCACTTGACGGAACTCCAGCTAATGGTATTGGCTATGTTTGGTCCATTTATGCTAAAGCAGAAGGCGGCTCGCAGTGGATTTCGGTTGGAGAAGACACTGCTATCGATACCACCAAAACAGCCTGGTTTGATCTTGTTAATGGCGTAGTTGGTACTGTTGGAAATGCCGCCAAAGCCATGATGGTGCCGATGGGCGACGGTTGGTTCCGTTGTATGGTGTTAGTGGCAGCCGTGAGTGGTTCACACTTCAAAATGGAAGTGATGATTGCTCCTTCAGACGGTGCTCTCACTTATACGGCCAGCGGTCTACAAATTTCCGTGTGGGGAGCGCAAGTCTGCCGATTTGCAGCTGATGTTCCATTGCATTACGTTCGGACACAAAGCTATGGCGTTAGCACCGTAGCCAGCTCGGGTATCGAAGTAGACGATGGTGGTTTGGCGGCTGGTATTGCCAAACAACGTCGTAGAGGAACCACCACAGAACACCAGAGCTTCACTGGATTGCCTGGTGAACTTACAGTGGATACCACTAAATGGACTGTTTCTGTTCACAACGGCGCGGATGCCGGTGGGGTCCCATTGGCCAAAGAAATCCATGGTCACTCAGATGCTTCTGAATCAACATCCGGCTTTTTGTCAGCGTCTGATAAAACTAAAATTGACGCTTTACCTTCCAATATTGCCAACCAGGTTATTTCCAGTAATTCCGTTGTTAAAACACAACGTAACACCGTTGATTTTGGCACTGCTTTTAGGGTTTCAGACGACGCGGGTGGAAACAGGACGCTAGTCGAGGTAGCTGATACCGGCGTGCAGGTCGGGACTTTCACGAAAATCACCGTAAACAGCAGAGGACAGGCAACGAATGGCGATACTTTAGTTGCTGGCGATATCCCAACCCTTCCGTCCAGCAAAATTTCTGGTTTAGCTGGGGTCATTCAAGCTATGCCACTTTCGGCGTTTGCTCTGCCAACAGCAGATATTGCTTTAAACAGCCATAAATTAACTGGCCTTGGTGCACCGACGCTCTCTGATGATGCCGCCACCAAACAATACGTAGACAGTTTGGCAACTGGCCTGAATTTCAAAACAGCATGCCGTGTGGCCACCGTTGCCAACATTACGCTTTCTGGTCCAGGCACTTTGATTGATGGTGTATCGTTGGTAAATGGCGACAGAATTCTTGTTAAAGACCAAACACTAGCCCAAAATAACGGCATATATGTTTTCAACGGCCCAGCCGCAGCTTTGACACGTTCTCTGGATGCAAATCAAACAGGTGAGATTAACCCTGGTATGTTTGTTTGGATCGATGAAGGAACTTCAAACGGTGGTACAGCATTTGTTTTAGCAACCAACGGTGCTATTTCAGTCGGGGCCACCCCGTTATCATTTGTGGTATTTGCAGTAACCACCAGCACGAATTTCGTCGATGATGAAGTTCCAACTGGGGCCATTGATAGTGCCAATCAAAACTTTACGTTGGCTCACACCCCTCGTCCAGTGGCATCTTTGCAGCTATTTTTGGACGGTGTTTTACAAATGCGCGGCACTGCCTATACACTTTCTGGAGCTGCTGTATCATTTGTAGCAGCTCCAACCAGCGGGGCTGGCCTGGTTGCGTTTTATAGGTACTAATATGACAACTTGTTGCGAATGTAAAATGACGGTTCCAATCGACGAGACCTTCTATTGCGATAACGGTGAAATCGATGGAGACGGTATGACTATTCTCAGAGATATCTGTTTCGATTGTATCAACGGTGATGGGCCTTACAAGCCATCATATAAATCGTTGCATGCAATCAGCAACTAAGATGACTCCTGGGACGCCGTCATTAGTGTCCCTTTCCACAATTCAAGATTTTGAGGACAATATTCCTTTGATCACTAATAAAATGATGACTGACATCAAGGCCGGTGATTACCTCAACACTGATCTTGCTTCAAACGTCGAAACCAAATCTAACATCCAAAAAGCAATGGATGAAATTCGTGCTGAAAGGCACTGCGTATACTGTGGTGCATCAGCCAAACCAATAATGGATGCGCCACCTGAATTGAGCCATCCAATACTGGGCTTTGAACCAGTAGACCAAAATGCGCTGAAAGACGCTCTGAAAGCCATTCAAAGCCAAATCGCTGAGAAAGCAAACGATGATAAAGAAGATGAAGATGAAGATTATGACGATGATGATTTTGATGACGACGACCAAGACGATGATGCTATCGACTTGGATGAATCGGCACTTCAAATGATTCGCGACATAGAATACCAAATTCGTTTCTTAGAAGGCAAGCTCAGAGGCGTTATCGAATACGTCAGTATGAACAGACCTGGTCACTGGGTTCTGTCCGACAACACTTTGATTAAGGCCAGGGACTAGCGTTCTACTTCGATAGTTTTGCTTTCAATCCTTAGCTTGTTCTTGGTAGCAAACTCTCTGTAATACAGGTTGGTTTTACTGGTTGGCTCGAAATAAGAATCATAATTTAAACCGCTGGCTTTCGATATGAACTCCGGATCAGTTTTGATTCTTGTTTCGAGCGCTTTTACTGCTTTTTGGTATGCCTCGTCATTCCTGAAATCACATGCATAAAGATCAGGAACAAAGTACCGGATGCTGGCATAGTGCTTTGGAATCGACAGGTCCTCCGGTTCAGTAATGCGTTTGAACCCAGGGTTCCAATTACCGTCCTCTAATTCGAAATCAAACCACGGTGTGCCATCTTTATGGTAATATGAGCCACACGCTGAACAGTTGATGGCATCCATGCGATAAAAATCGAAAAATTCAACTTGTGGATCGCCGGTTTTATGTTCTCCTGGTTCCATGCGACGATAGTCGTTTTGAATATAACGGTACAGCGCTTCACCTATCTGGCTGTAAATTTCCTCGGAAATGTTGTCGATTGTGGGTATCGGAATTATCTGGTCCATTTTTTCAACTGTTCCTTCCATTCGCGGTCTTCTCGACGTATGACTAATAATGGCCAAACCCAATCAACCCAAATCATAATTATGACGACACGACATCAAAATGGAGCAGCACTCCACCTTTACCCCAAATGTAATAAGGAATGCCGGTTTTCATATGCGTCCTTTGTCCAACAAATCAAAATAAACGTCGAGCTGATACATCAAAGCCTCACCGTTGTCACCATCTCCACCGGTTTGCCAGTCAAAATAATTGTTGAACGCTTGGAAGTCAATCTTTTCTAATGCCTTCACAATCTTCTGCGAACGAGGGTCATGGTCGATGCCTTTTTCCCAACGGTCTAACTCGATACCATCTAAGTTTAGCAATACAACCTCCGCTGCTTGATTTGGAGTTGATATTCAGCCCATCGTTTGGCTGGCGGCAAAAACTTTGGTGCTTTGTGACACAAGCCGTCCCAAAAGAACTTACGAATTTCCGGTTCTGACATGCCAACGGTTTTAACCATCCACCGCATCAATATTTTTCTATCTTTGGCCGTTGGATAGCCTCGGCTGACTCGGCTTTTCTGGCTAGCCGTCATGTGAAAAATGCCCAGGAATCACAATCACTTGCAAAATGAGCACCAAGCTCGCCAAGCCTCTTGATGTCATCGGGGTTTTCGCCACTTTCTGGGTCCGGTCCGCTAAAATAAATGACATCATGTTGGGCATCTATTTCGCCATCATATCGAGTGGCTATTTGCAAACATTCAATAAGTTTTTCAATGCGCGTCATTTTTCGGCACCTTCGGCGGTGGAGTAGGCTGATGTCCAGGCTCTGGTTTCCCACAGACAGCACATCCGGCACCCGTGTAGGTTGGGTGTGTGCCATACTGGTGGTTCTTCGGGTCAAACTTGTTCGGCTCGTTCATGCTCTTCGATTTTACCACACAAGCATTGTTGTGTCAATTCCTTAGCTTTAGCTACGGCTATACATGCCGCACGTCCGATTACAAACCCGCATGATAAACATTCCACCAGTTGTTCATACGGGTCATTTACAGCTTTTACCAGTTCGCTCTGAGGTGCACCGCAAACGGCGCAAATCATGGGTGGTCGGGGCATTTTACCCTTTCCTTAGTGTTTTGGCTTCTTTCTTGGCATGTTCCGGCCCCAAAGTCATGGCTTCCTTTTTGGTCATCCATGGCCCATAATCTTTACCAAATCGGTCATAGTAAATCCAGCCACCATCTTTATCTGGAAGAGCACAGCTAACCGGGGCGGCAACTTTTCCCAGCTTTTTCCCAGTTTCAAGAAGCTCTGCAAAATGACTGGCAACAACCTTTTTCCCGTTCGAAAACCGGGAACCAAGAAGCGCGGCGAAATGATCGGTGTTATCATCATCCTCTTGTTCACGGCCACCGGTTTCTGGATTGGCGATGAAGTCTCGTTGTGAAATTGTGGCCCAGCGGTCTTTTAATACCACTTGCCAATCAATACCGGCCCAGGCGCAATAATTGATGAGGCCAATCAAGACATCACCAACCTCTTTATGCTTTTCCTGTTGCCAATGTTCAAACGTCCCTCGGATTTTGCCGGTCTGCTTAACCTGGCACCGCATAAGCTCGCCCAACTCCTCGCCCACGGCAAGGAGCGCGTCCTTGGCATCATCGTTGGGGTAGTTCTTGCGATGCCACTTATGAATTGACTTTTGAAGTTTTTTCATGTTTGTAATCTCTTTATAGCCCGTCTTGTTTCCGTCAACATATCCAACACTTCTGGCCAGTTTCGACTACGAGCCGATACCATTCATTCATTGAGGTTGGTTAGGATTGGCTTGCTGAAGGCCGTTTTCAGGCCGCGATTGAGGAGTAACTGATGTGGGATCATTCTCATACACCCTCACGATTGCATCACGATTGAAATCCATGTTTCACGAATTTCGTCCCGAATGTCACTGTCAATTTGCCACCATTCAGAACCGATACCACCACGGTCTGAAAGGTCCGCAATAAGTGCATCTACGATCCATTCAGCTGTCTTTAGGTTCATTTGTCTTTTCTCCAAAACATTCTTCATACCAGTTCGGGCCAAGATGCTGCTCGGCAAATTTCACGGTAACGATTCTAGCGCTGTTGCACCTCGGGCAACGCTTGTAAAAATCGTCAGTCATTTTACCACAACTAGCACAAACATAATCCATCATTTTGGCCTCTTCTCACCTTTACACTTTCTCATGTGGCACGAAAAACATTCAATCCATGAGTAAATACCGGCAGCAAAATATTCACCTCGGCCACCACAGTGTTGACAACCTGGATAACCAAAACGTGGCCTCGGCATTCGCCCATCAGGTGTATCAAACATTGGTCCTCTTGCGCGGTGGAATCGGTACTCTAACGATTACCAGGGTGTGCTTGGCGCGGGTAGCAGTCACATAGCACAGGTTATCTTCTTGCTCCATTTGCCATGGCTGATGTGCAAAAGGCGACGGATTGTAACGATTCTTGCCAAGCCAGAAAACGCGGTTCCATTCGCGGCCTTTAGCCTTGTGCGAGGTCGAAAGGGTGAGGGTGGGAACTTTCTCACCAGTCTTTTCGTCGTGGAACATCAAGGTGATCTTGGATTTGAGATCTACCAACACTGCGGTATCAGGCAGCGCATCAATGATGGCCAGAACCGAATCAACCATATCAGCGATTTCTGCTGCTTTGGTATCCTTGCCCTTGGCCTGAGCTTTGGCAATGGCTTTTTCCTTGTAGTTCGTCATTTTGGTGACGAGCGATGGAATAGAATCGGCAGTGCGCCATTTGTTGATGAACTTCAACAACTGGTCAGCGAAATCGCGGCCTTCAATGTGGGCTGGAATGCCTCTGCGTAACAATTCAAAGAACATCGAAACAAGCGGGGCATTGTTGCGACAGATAACAGCATCGGCAATTGTTAGGCCCTGGCCATAGATTTCAGCCTGATCGATGAACAAAACTTCACCTTCAGGGGCATCCGGTGATGATTGGATGAGCGGGTTCCATTGTTGGGCATATTCAACGATTTTGCGAGCACAACGGAAACTGACGGTCAGCGGGAGTTCAATGCAGTTGAACTCGGCTTTGATGTTGTCGAAGCTGCGGCTATCAGCTCCGGTGAACCCGAAAATGGACTGGTGGCGGTCACCCACAAAAATTGCACGGCCATTCTGTTTGAGCATACGACGTGCATAGGCACGACGTGTCGGATTCAAGTCCTGTGCTTCATCTACCAGAATCCAATCATTCTGCCAAATCCGCAAATTCAGGCGCAGCGGCAAGTAGATCATGTCTTCATAATCAATGACTTCTTCGGCAATTTCAATGCCGTATCTGATCATCAAGACAGCCCAGGTGCAACCCTGTTCGACGAAACGTTCTACATTCTCAGGAAGGTTGCCATCTTCGTCCTCAAATTCATCGCGAAGGTCGAAATGTTCAACCAGTTCCAGCCATTTTTCGCGGTTGCTGAACGCGAACCCCATGCCGTCAATACCGGCTCCCCACTGACGCGACAGGTTATATGCTCTAACGGCAAAGCTGCGAAGTTCTTTTGGGACGCCTATCGTGTTGGTTTTGGTGTTGATGGTTTCTTCAAGCAAACGCTTGATTTTGAGGTCCTGGTCGATGGGAGTTTTCTTGTATTTGGCCGTTCCACGCAACGTACCTAATCCAAATGCGTGGAAGGTGTTGACAATGGCTTTGCACTTCAGAAGATCTTTGATGGCCTGGACTTTAGCGTCGATTTCATCAGCAATGTCACGGCTGTACGCTACAAAATCCGCGTAGCCCTGCAGGAGCTTCAACATCTCGACCAGTGTGAAGGTCTTGCCCGAACCTGCTACCGCTTCAATAATCGCATTGCCCCTGCCAGTGCATACAAAACCAAGTGCAGCCGACTGTTCCGGACTGAGTGTGATTGGAGTAGAAGCCATTAAAACCATTATACCACACTCAGGCCATTTGTGTCAAGTTTGGGAGGGTTTAGACCTCTTTCAGATAAAACCGGCCACCAGGAATGTCAGATCGGTATCCGATGATGGCTCTTTTATCGTCTTTGAATACAACGGTGTCACCGGTACCAAGGCGAAACTGGCAGATGCGATCGAACGTCATTTCAGAACTGTTAATATTGATGTATTACCTCCATTCTGCCATTAAAGGCTTGAGTGATACACCCCTCCAGGAAACCGGCCTCGAAAGCCTTCCGAACCATTTCATCGATATCCGGTTTGTTGGGGAGGCATGATTTAACATATGCCTCTTTCCATTTATGAAATTCCAGGTCTTTCATGTTAGTCGCTAGGAAATACCTGGTCCACGGACATTCCGGATGCCTCTTCCTGCAACTCCTGAATCAAGGGTTGTCTAACGGCATGCCTTTCGAAAATTTCCCCAGCGTGCCTTACCAGTTCCTGAGCCATGTGATGGCCGTTGCCACGCAGGATATCGCGGTGTTCACCCCGCTCAAAATATTTGACTGCTGCTTGGTAAACAGCGCCTTCCAGGTCAGTCTTTAGTTCTTCTTTTGGTGTTATCATGTTTTATCTCCACCAGTCTGGTATTTCTCCATGTCCTCATCCAATATGAAAATGTTCATTCCACGCTCTCTAAAATCGAAACTATTGATTCATGAATTTCTGGCCACTCCATTGCCGGGGTCTTACCTATCGATAAAAACTCTCGGCCAATACCTACCCAAGTTACACCGGGAATTTGCGTTAAAGATATTGCCAATGGGCTGGGACGCCGTGAAGAACAACGATACCAAGCAGCATGCCGATACAATATTCCAGTAACACCCAATGGACAGTTCACCTGATAATAGCTGATGTCTCCATTACGTTTGCATTCGTATTTCAACATGCGGGTCACCTTTCCGATTGTATCAGATCTCAATTATGTTTGTCAAGATATATTGGCCTAAATATTCTAAACGCCATGCTAACATTCATTCAGTTTTTAAAAGAAGCACATTATTCTGAAGTTGCCTTCGATGGCAAAATAAATTCACTTCTTCTTGACCAAAAGAATGAATATATGATTCCCATTCACCCCGGCGTGCTAGATGATGAAGAGCAAATGGGCGGTTTCCATATATGTGATATTGCCGGTTTGGTAAAACTGGTTGGTACACAAAACCGTAAATCAACCAACCAAGTATCATTTTCCGTGTTCCCCAATCCGCAAAAAGTCGGCCCAGGCGTTATCCAAGGTCAAGGTGGTGTTCTTTGTTATGCACGAGGTTCGCTTTCATTACAAGTTCCTTTCGATGCAATGTCTAAGCATTCTAGCGAAGACGGAAGTCGCTGGGTTGGTCTCAAACATTTGGCCCAGCAGTTACCTAACCATGGTAAAGATGAAGCAGCATCAAATTTAAAAAGCATAATAGATGAAATTGACAAAGCTCGTGCAGAAGTTATTGCCGATTTTTGCAAGCAGCCTCAGTTTAAAAATAAGCTAATTTCCTGGGATGATGTTATTAGTAAAGTTCCTAATGCTGGTGAAATTAATGGGGCTGATTTTCGTGTGTCTACCAAATTCGGTGCAACCATTATTGATTACAACACAATTCCTGATTGTCATTTTCGTGACACCTATTGGCCATATTTTGTGCGCGGGGCTGTCAGACAACAAGAAACCAGCCCATTTTATATTGCCATGGTAAAATTCGTTTGCAAACGGTTGCTTAACATTTTAGACGATTTGGTACTGGAGCACAGCGAAGCCTTGAAGAAAGCCTTGTTTCATCCCAATTCAGAGCCTAAAATTGGTGAGCATGATGAAATTTGGCTCACCAATTTTACGATAGACCCACGAATTTTTACTATCGGCCATGTAGCGAATAACGATTTCGCAAACGCATACGATAAGGGCAACGGTGTTCTTGGTTCTTTTGTGCAATGGAATCCGAAAAACCTAAGCTCCAAAAACGGCGAGACAAAATTTGACTTAGGTAAGTATATTGAAACTGTTCAAAACCCCGATAAGACCAACATTCGCCGGTCTAGTCAACTAGTTTATTCACGCGCGGCTTAACATAACTCTCGGAGTGCAGAACCAATAGCAGCGTTTGTTGATGACGCTCCGCATGTACATGCTCCAAACCCATCATCGGCGGGGCATGTCGATGAATGTGATTTCTGAGCACCTTCAAGTTTCACTTTAGCTCGAACGATTTTTTCAAACAGCTCTTTTTCTAACGGTGTCATCAAATATTTCCTCGAATTCTCTTTTCTCAAGATGAAACCAAAAGTGGCAATCTTTAAAGAACATAACTGCCACTGTGTTGGATTTTGGCCTACATATCAGTCTCTCGCCCAGGCACCACCCAATTGCATACTGTCGCAATAACCGGCACCCTTGAGCAGACGTTAGGTCTGGATAGCGACAAGCGAGTCCGAAGACACTGGTTGGGGAACCAGCACGCCAGTGCAACCAGTCAAACAACCCCGAGTCAAGTTGTGGAATTGAGCAAACTTGCGGTTGTAATCGACACAAACATCCAGGCAATTTCTTGAGCATATCGGGTCCAGAAGGGTGTTATGACGTTCATACCAGTCTTGTCGCTCCCCTCGCATTACCGCCATATCACCAACATCACCGATGGCCTTTCCGCCCTCACGGAGGTATATGATACACGGATAGTGTTGATTGCCACAAATTGCCATATCATCCAGGACCAGGCCACATTGATGCGGGTCCTGATGAGTCAGGCCTCGTACTTGCCTATCGGCAAACACGTTGTCAATACGATATTGGAGGATTGGGTATTTGGCCAACATTTCGGAGCTGATTTCAACATTTCGCAATCGGTCATCGCACTGAGCCGCTGGAATAATACGAATGTCGGTCACACCCAATGAATCGGCAAAACGAATGATTTCACCAACTTGACTGGCGTTATCTTGGGTCAGGACCACACCAACCGTCGTATAAACACGAGTTGAAAGAGACTTGATGGTTTCTACCACTCTGTGAAATGATGGTTTAACGACACCGGCCATACGGTCACCATCTTCGGCGCAACATGCATCCAGGGAAACCGAAAAGTCATTAGCACCAGCTGCTATTAACTTTGTATACAAGCCGGGATTAGCGGAACCGTTGGTTGAAATTGCAATCCGTTCAATTCCTTCACGTTTAGCCAGAGCCACCAATTCAACTAAACCGCAATATAAAGTTGGCTCCCCACCAGAAAACCGAATGGCCTTTAACCCATGGCTGGCCCATGAGCTGACAATGGCTTTGGCGTCTTCCATCTTGATATCAGGACCACCAGTTTGACGACAATACGGGCAACGAAAATTGCACCTGCTGGTCAGCAGCAGCTCGCATCGAGATAACTTAGAAAATTGGCTGGCTGTCGCCGCCCGTTGATCGGTGAGGGTGTAAAACCCAATTTGTTCAAGCTTCATCATTTTTCAACCAACTGTCCCAATAATCTTCCAAGTCTTTTTCAACCGGCGCTGTACATGTTTGACAAGGGCGAGTCATTTCGAGTGCGGAATGATTGTCCCAATCAGAATGACCTTCCATAGATATTCCACAATGGCAGCAGCCGCTATACTCAATTCCGGTCCCACCACATTCAGGACAACCAAAGAAAAACAACGAAAGTTTTGCAAGCAACGCCGTTATTCGTTTACTTGGCATACCAGCTTCCGGTTTCAAATTTCAATTTCCCAGTAATTCGTTTTTAGAAACGTTTTGGAATGTGATGGCCATGGAACTCCATTATACCATACGAGTGTTCTTGTGTCAAGTTAAACCATACCGGCAGCTTCGGCCAACGCTTTCCATTTCATTAACAGCGCAATACGGTCATCGTGGGTCATGTCCGCGATAGGTTCGTCTAGGTTGCAGCTATTCCAACCGGAACCACGGCAATCCCAGGCCGACTTGGTGCACTCTTCGGAATGTTCATCCCGTTCGGGATGGCAATACTTGTCACAGGCCATATTATTTTCCGCCTTTGTTCAGCCGAATTCCTTGTTCCATACCAAGCTGGAATGCAACCGTCAGTAGAAGATGCATTGGTGTTAATCCTCTTTCAGCCCAATATTCAAGACCATCTTTTTCCAGCAACACCTGTGGGTCGTGGCTACCGGCAAGGCTTGTTTTGCCTATATTATACCCGTCGTAAGGGATGCCGTCTTCGTGTTTTCGTTTCAGCTCGTACACATTAAAAACAGCATCCACAACCGGGCTAATCAAATCTTCGAAAGGAACTATTTGCTTTTCGTTTTCAGGCCATTGTTTCAGCATACTTCTCCCTAGCGCGATCCGGACCATGCGGTGGGCGGAGCCGCCACCAATCGTTTCCCGTCATGCATAGCTGTTTTGCGGATGTTGTATGGGGCCATCACGAAAGAAAAGTCATGTTTGTTGTTGTAAAACAACGTTACGGCCTCTTGAGAACTCATTGGGATCAACCCACTGGGAGTGTCAACCAAAGTATTCAAAACGCTTGCTGCTGTTTGTTGTGCCATAAACCATTTTACCACATCCAAATATTTGGTGTCAAGCATCCAGCTCTAGAGTTCTGTTTTTCCATATGGCGTATGCCTCTGGTAAACCCAGGCCAAACTCTTCACGAATTGCGTTCACCACTTGGATGACCACTGACTCACCATTATCCGGAAAATCTCCTAGGGCGACTCCCAACAGTTCATAATAAACCCAGGGGACACTACCGCTAGAGCTGCTACCGACAAGGTGTAAACGTTCGATAAGACGATTTTCCATATTACCTTCCAGCACCCAACACCGGCATATATGCCGAAAATGAAAGGCTGAGCGTGCCGTCGCTGTCGATGGTGGTCCACTGTGTTTTGGTTGCACGGCACCCGAAATTCGAACATCCTACGAAGATCCGGCCCTTAAGCGGACTGGTGGTTTTCTTGACGCGGTAGATACCCACCGTGCCACCGCAAGAGCAGGGCTTGACCAGTTTTGCCAACCGCCAGAGTGAGCGCATTTGCTCCGTTACACGAGTTTGCCAACCAGGTGTGCGATTTGTGAAGGCGTTGAGCTTGGAACCAACCGGCTTGTATGTGATAGGATCAACCAGCCAGAGCCGAATGGAGTTTTTGCCAGTGCCAGCCGAGACTCCTGATTCACCAATGCTGGACCGAATCATAATAGCTGCACCAGCGGTCACTGGAACCAGGTAAGAGAACTCGCCTTCGAACAGTCCCAGGCTTGTCCAAGTTGGTTGGCCGTTATCGGTGCGAACCGGGAGGGCTTTTTCAAATTCCGCTTTTGTGAATGTGTCAATCGCCATACAACCATTTTACCACATCCAAATATTCGGTGTCAAGTATTTGGGAAGATTTGTGCGATGTCACCCCGGTGGATGCCCAGCTTGTAGCCGGAAGGAAGCATTACCCTCCAATATTTCCCGTTCCCGCTTTCGGCTTCGATTGTTAAGGTTTGGCCCCTGTAGCCCTCTTCAAACAAGAAAGATGAGTTCAAGCTGCCAAATCCAGGTGTGCCACCATGGAAGAGCGTTACTTTGCTACCAACCTGTGGATTCATCGGAAGTCGCTCCTGAGTGCTTCCCAACGAGCTTTTACGGTATCATAACCGCTGGCCTTACCCAGAGCGTCAATGGACATGCCAAACTTGTCTCGAATGGACTGCGCGTAAATGCCGTCGCCTCGACAGGGATTACCTCTGTCATAAGGTGCAACACCATCAAGTTTTTTCAACATGTCAATAGCGTCGGCTTTCTGGCCAGGATTCATGGCAGGTGCTTTAATGCAGCCTCTTTCTTGGGGGCTTTTTTTCCTTTTCCCCTATCAAAGGCTTCCTGCAAAAGTAAAGCTATCTTTTCGCACTGTCTCCGAGCGCCATCCGCCGATATCCATGTATCGCTTTGGGCAAAAACCGCTTTACCGTCCACACGGACTTCGAATGATCCGCGTAAATTTGGTCCACCATACCCCAAACATTGGACTCTGCAATCGTGAATTGTTGCATACTTAGCCATACAACCATTTTACCACATCCAAATATTTGGTGTCAAGTATTTGACAGCGGCTCTACCATTCTTGCCACGGCGCTGGTTTGCCAAGTTTCACTGAGTATGTTCCCTTCGGTCTATGATTGGGAACCAGTGTGGCATAAAAGAACATTTTGGGTTCACCTTTCATAGTGTTGACTAATTCTTGGTAACCGGGAATTCGCCTTCAATAGTGCGCCTCTGATCATATACCAGAGCACATGGGACATCCGCATTGGTGGCCAACGGTAGCTGAACTTTAACGACGTGTTGTTTCATAAAAAGCCATTATAGCACATCAAGGATTTTTGTGTAAATATATGGATGGAATTTATGATTTAGTTGAGTTTTACGAATACACACCCAAATACCCAAATCATCACTTGTGGATTCCTCCGCCATTTTATCGCGGCCTGGTTAAACATTCTGATGGGCCACACCAAAAACTTCACCCCGTGTAAATAAAACTGATGGCGAATATTATCACTAATTTGTTCAAAGGCTATAACGGCAACCAGGCATTAAAAGCCGCTGGCGTCCATACAGTTTTTACACCGGAAGAAGCACAAGAAGTAATCAATTGTGTTAGAGATCCTTTATATTTTATCCGTAAATACGTTAAAATTGTCCACCCTGATTTTGGTCTTGTTTCATTTGAAATGTGGAAATTTCAGGAAGATCTGGTAAAATTGATGTTGAAAGAGCGTTTTGTTATCGGCAAAATGCCTCGACAGGTCGGTAAGACCACAACCACTGTTGCCTTTTTGTTGCATTATGTGTTATTCAATGACTACATGAATTGTGCAATTTTGGCTAACAAAGAAAAAACAGCACGTGAAATTCTGAAGAAATTTAAAACGGCATACGAAAATTTACCCAAATTTTTGCAGCAAGGCGTGTTGCGGTGGAATGAAGGAGATATCGAGCTAGAAAATGGTTCCAAGATTTTAGCTGCTGCAACATCACCGTCAGCAATTCGTGGTGGTGCTTTCAACTTAGTCATGTTGGACGAGTTCGCATTCGTTCCGGATAACATGGCTGAAGATTTTTACACCTCAGTTTATCCAGTGTTGTCAGCCGGTAAAACCACTAAAATGGTGGTGCTTTCAACCCCGAATGGAATGAACCTTTTCCATAAAATGTGGATGTCGGCTACGGCTACCAATGCCAAAGACAGATCACATTTTAAGGCAATAGAAATCAAGTGGACTGATGTTCCTGGTCGTGATGAAGCTTGGAAACGCGAAACGATTGCCAACACGAGCGAGGGTCAATTCCGTCAAGAATATGGTTGCGAGTTTTTGGGAGCTGCTAACTCGTTGATTTCGGGCGCAGCATTAGACAAGTTGATTCCGCGTGTTCCCATCACAGCTATCCCACTCAATGATGACACCAAACGGCGCACTGATGCTGGCTTGTCCATTTATGCCTATCCAGAATCAGGTCACACTTATGCAGCCATCGTTGACGTGTCAGAAGGCAAAGGGCGAGATTTTTCGGCTATTCAAGTTATTGACATTTCAGCGATGCCATATCGAATTGTGGCTTGCTATCGCAACAATTGGATTGATCCAATTCAATTTCCTGATGTCATCTATAATATCGCCAACAAATACAACCAGGCCTACGTGTTGATAGAAATTAACACTGATCCGTCGATTGCTTCCTGTCTATATAACGATTTGGAATACGAAAACGTTATTATTGTCAACCCCAAAGGAACTAACGGACAGGTGGTTGGTGGTGGTTTTGGTAGCCGTATTCAGCTTGGTGTTAAAATGAACGCCCAGGTTAAGCGGCAAGGATGTAATATTTTAAGAACTCTAATTGAAAACGACCAGCTTATCATCCCAGACCACAACACCATTTCCGAAATAGCCTCTTTCGCACTACATGGCAGCAGTTATCGCGCCACAGAAGGTAAGCACGATGACATGGTGATGTGCCTGGTGATATTTGGTTGGTTAATCAATCAACAATATTTCAAAGACTTGACGGACCAAGATCTTCATGGTATCATGCAAGAACGAATGATAAAAGCAATTGAAGAAGATGTTTGCCCATTCGGAATTATTAACGACGGCTTGAACCAGGACGATCCAAACGTCCTGGTATCAAGCAACTGGTAAATATTACACAGAAGTAGCGTGGGTTCGAGTGGCGACGTAAAGCTTAGCACCGGGATTTTTGACAAACCAGGCAGCACGAGTTCTACCTTCAGGTGTTAAACTTATCGCACTACCATTGGCGTCTTTGCATATTAGACCGGATTTTTCGGCAGAATTGACAGCCGCCTCGATAGCCGTGGGGCGCATTTTGGTAACATGAATTAAACTGACCATGCCAGTAGCACGTCTTTCATACAAACATCTCAAAATGTTCGCTTGTAGCCCTCTATTGGGCTGGCGGTATGCCACCGTTCCATGACTTGAAACAAGTTTATCGACAGACTGGCTGGGTAGAGCGGATGGTGTCGCCAATTCTTGTCTGATGATGGCCATAACTTCCGGATCTTCCAGCAAAATTTGAGCGGCCTTTAACTTGGCCAGTTCGTTTTCTTTGGCTGTGATTATGTCAAGCAATTTTTCCATATCAACGATTTTATCATGCTAAAACGGTTTATGTCAAGTAACACTGACAATTCTTAGCAATTAAGAACTTCTTGAACCTTCATATATTCGGCCAGCAGCCATTTGCCGCCTTGTGACTCTGGCCGTTTAAATTCCGTGTAACCCTTAATCAAAACCCTGCACCACACACGTCCCTTTTTAGACAAATGTGGTGCAACCGGCTTAGCTGTGCAGTGCCAACCAGGTCTAACCGCATATCCTGTTGTCGGGTGGCTCTCTGCTTTCAACCACACACCAACCGGTATCCGTTGTTTACGGTTGATGAATAATGGTCCTAAACTTTGGTCCTTTTTGATTGAAAGAAGTTTGTAGGCTATTCGCATCAGTCTTCGGTTTGAACAACGTCGATGCCGTAGGACATGGCCTTTTTCCCATTGGGCCACGGAATCGGATTGTCTCGATGATACTTCTTACAATCCGTTGGCCATTCTGTTAGTAAATAACAACCGTGATGAATCATAGCTGCTTCACGAGCTTCAGAACTTCTGTAATATTTTATGAAATCGTGAATAGAAGTTACATCGGAAAAACAAACATGCAGCCTGTAAATGGTCATTTTGTTTCCTTTTTGAAGATTAATAGCCAATATTTGCCCTCTTGTGAAAGTTGAACTAGCTCCCATCCCCATTTACCCATCGTTTTAGCATCTAATTCATAGTTTTTACCGTCAGCTTGCATCTCAAGCTGGTGGAATTGATATTTAAATATTTTGGGTTTAGGCCTAAATTCATCAATTAAGCAAACTGCTGCTAAACCAATACCAGTGGCGATAAACAAACATTGTTCAGCAAATGCTTTCATGCTTTCCATCCATGATACTGATTGTGAGTTTGGCCTTTTTTATGGAAATAGTCATAGTGGCATGGTTCCACAGCACAAATACCAGGGCTACGTCGATGACGAAATTGCGGGTCACAATTGCACGTCTCACTGTCATGGAGTACTGCTTGACGTGCCGCCAATAACTCTTCAGCTAGTGCAGCCGCCTGACTGTCACCATGACTTATGACCAGCAAATCAAGATTTGTGAATACAAATTTCTTCATTCGGAATCGACCTCAAAAGAATCATTTGGGAGGCATCTAACTGTGCGCGAATTTCCAAACAAGTCCACACACTCAAAAATGTAAGAAGGTTCGTCTTTCCTTCTCAAACCTTCAATATCCGGTTGTTTTATGGCGATGGTTTTTATGTTCAGCCAATTGGTGTTGCCAATAATACGGTCGCCAAGGCAGACCTCAGAAGCTAGCTTTCTTACGCTCACAAATGATTGTATCACTTAATGGAGCACCTGTCAACTGCTAAATCGTTATGAGGTATCAAAGTGCGCTTGGTGATTTATAAAAGCAAACGAAATGACTGGGGTTTGGCAATTGTTGATGCTGACCTTCAAACAGCTGTTATCACCTATCAAGGAACTCTACATGCGGCAAAAATAGTTGCCAGTAAACTGTTTAACCAAGAGCTTGTTTGGCACGATAAATCCGGCCAAACAATGATCGAAACTGATCATGCCGGTGTGTTCTATCCAGAACAACGTAATTGGATAGAAACCACGATCACGATACCCAGTTAGAAACCACGATCACGATACCCAGTTAGATCTTCTCGATGAAAACTTCCAGGTGATCTTTGGAGTAACTATACCCTTCGCGTTTCCGCATCAATTCGTTACGTCCGATTTCACGACGAAGGGCCTTAATATAAGTGGAATAATCTGACAAAACCCAACCACCACGGCTGGCCAAAGTTTCGTTGCGTTTTATTTCAAGATGATGCCAAAGCTCACCCTCGTATTCAAAAGCAACAGGATCTTTGTGGGTTGCTAATGCATAAACGCCGTTGCGCGGATAGGTCGAAAATTTTTCTTTTTTCAACCAGTCTTTAAATTCAGGATGGTTTTCATCAATCACAACACCTTTGTCGTCACGAATCCACTCCATTCGGCGCTGATCAAATGTGTTTTTACCGAGCAGGAAAAATTCTATGAAGGGCCACACAAAAGCATAGATGCCGCGTCTGGCTGGGGGAGAATGAAAGGTGGGAAAAGCGGGGTCGTATCCTTTTTGAGGCACACCGGATAAACCGCCGTACCGGACGAACTTGAGTTTATTGCGTATTTGAGTCATCTACAACATAAAATTGGCCCAACCTTATCTATAATTGTGGCTAACATAAACGGAATGGCTATTACAGCCAAATAAACCAAAAGGCCGAAAGAATGTTTGGAAATGCTCATTCGGCTCCTTCGGCCAAAACCTCGCAAATATCTGGTACAAACCGTTGCCATTGTTTCAACGTCATATTTCCCCATTTGCGGTCTTCAGTTTCTCGTGTTAAATAGGGTTCGTTAATGTTCTGATTAGCTACACTCATGTGAACAATCATCACAATTTCGCCGGATTCATCAAGCTTCTTAGTGACTGCAAACACCTTGCACTTGATCCACTTGTTACGAACTTCATCTCCCGGCCTGGGGTTAGATTTAACTCGTTGGATGGGTGTCATTTCGCATAGTTCCAGCTAACTGATTTGGCTGGCATTGCAGCCCTGGTTTGCGCTCGGAATTCGTCTTCCGAAGCATCGTTGCCTGGGCCTGACTTCAAATCATAGTTGGAACTGGCCGAATTAAGGTAAGCCTGTCCTTTGCGAAGATTGTTAATGACCTCTTCCAAAGCTTCAACAATACCGGCTTGAGTTGTAGAGTATACTTCAATATTCCAGCGCATTTTCATAATAAACCATTTTATCACGAAAAGCCCTACGATGTCAAGTTATTGGCACTTGATCAATCAATAACTCGCTATTCCATGCCGTCTTCGGCATCACGTGTGCCGTGTACTTCAGCCTGGTTTTTGTCGGCCCATTTATGAAGATGAATATGGCTTTTGAAAATCTTGCGCCATGGGGTGCTCTTCATACCTTTAACACCATAGGCTTCAATTTTCTTCATTTGTGAACGGCTGAAATCAGCAAACACCAGTTTAAACAGTTTACCCAAAACTGGCTCTGCTTTCATTACTTCAGCGACAAACGACGTAGGATCATCAAAATTACCTTCTGAATAGACCTCTTTCGCTAAATCGACAGCAGCGGCTTTAATTTCTTTGTCATTACCAGTATCCAGAGCGTTCTTTAGCTTCCTAAGACCAGGAGACATTGCCGTACTTTCGGAATCCCAAAATTTAGGGTCATCTTTGGACTGCAATTTAATAACTGCTTGTGCAGCAACCGTTAAAGGAGTGCCATTAGCCTCGGTTAACGAAGTGGCAGGAGTCATGCGCAGTTTGACTGCTTCTACAATTGATTTAGCATTCATAGACATATTTAGGCTAAGTTATTACCGAGCATTCTTTCCTTCCCAATAAAAAGTGCTGACAGGTTCACAACCAGAGCGTGCCACAAGCACGGCATCATAATCAGTCCAATTTCGTAAAGCTTGCCAAAACCGTTGTTCAGGGTTTTCTTCACAATACTTAACGAAATCGGCCAATACTTCACTGTTTCTACTGGTACTTTCCTTCACCTTCTAACATACCTCCATGTCATCGGGAATGCGGTCAACCCATTGAATTGAGTTGTAAAGTGCAAGAGCCTCTTCCATACCTTCCAGGTCCCGTTCGAACCCATAATCATCGGCTCCCCAAATAGCTACTCGCCATTCACCGGTAAGTAATTGCAAACATAATACTTGGACATAACCGCCTTCTTGGTTGCAAACACCATCATAAAATGGTCCTACTTCCGGTTTAACAAAACAAGGGTAAAAGTCGATTTCGGATGGAACGTACTTTTCAAACCGGGGGATACCATTCCAAATGGGATATTTGGACTTGCGGAGCGAAAATACTTTTCTTTGAATCATTTAACTGTGGTATCTTTATTGTCTGCTATGATTTTACCATGAAGGTGTGACGTTGTCAAGTCCTTAAATACAGCGATGCCGCGAGAGGCCCTAGACCCACGCGGCATGTTCTGGAAGAGGATGTTCTTTTAGTTAGCCAACCGTAATGAACTTACGAGGGTTACTCACATACTGTGCTATGTATGCAGCTTTTTCTTGCTCCGACAATTTACTTCCCTTAATTTTTTCCACCCAGTCACCTCCCGCTATGTCCTCGCTTGGGAAGAGCCAAACTTGGAAGGTTTTGCCCATTTCTTCATTATAATCATCTTCGTCTTCCCAACCCAGCACCACTTTTCCTGCCCTGGCCCACAATTTGTCGGTTCGATCCCAGTCACCCAGATCTTCGACGGCTTTGAACTTGTAGATATCTTTCCCTGCCCAAAGCTTTGTCAGTTCAGCTATCTTTTTGGCGCTTTTGGTGCTCTTCGCGTCTTCTGTCAGTTGCTTGCGTTTCTTCTCGAAAGCTTCTTGGAGTTTCTCAGCAGGACCGCTAAATTCAAATATACGGCCAGCTATAGTTTTAGTGATTTTTGCCATACCGATATATTTATCTCCGTTGTTGTTACTTACTGGAATGATGGTGTGTCGAGGTCGAATTCCATTACTGTGATGTCGTTACCATTATCAAGATGGCGTTTCAATTTGGGCTTACGACCATTGGCAGCGCTCTTGCTGGACCACACTTCCAACGGTTCAACAAGATCAAGTTCGCCATCATTCCATGTTTCGGCTACGATGTAAACTTTCTTACCGGTTGAAACTGGGGCCGTTTTGATTGCTTCTATAATGAGTTTGGTATTATTCATTTGTGGCTATTTAGGTTTTGCCCATCATAGCTGGAGCGTACTTCATGACCAGCCGTTGAAGTGTTTCCAGATCTTCTGCCTCATGCTTACGTGCAAGGTCCAAAAGAGACTGCTCCAATTTTTGCTTTTCACGTTCTAGCGCGGCGATGGCTTTTTCCGGCCATCGGTCATCAAAGAGCCAAGCAAAAGGCAGCTCGTAATAGTCATGCGCATACTCATAACCCAAATGCGCTTTGTACTTCAGGACCCCGTATTTCATTTTGTGGTCCCATTTGGCTTGGTTATACTTCGGGTTGTTTCGGTCTGGATTAAAAACCCAGTTGCCGTTTTCATCCTCGTCCTCTTCGGGAGGGTTCCAACCTGGGTCTTCGTTGTTAGTGTCAACCTCATCAAAAGCCATGTCGCGGTGGAAGTCTCCTCCCGCTCCGAATATTGAAAATCTTAGCTTCCTGTACTGCTGCAAGAGAGAGTCGGCATCAATTGCCAACTGGTTTTGTAACTTTATCATTTGCTGATATTGTTCTGCTGTCATCGCCCACTCCCTCGCCATCCGGCCTCTTCAATTTCTTTTTCAAGTTCTGCTGCTAGCCGAATGTTCTCCTGTTCCAGCGTTTTGTTTTTCTGTTGGGTGGTTTCCAGCTCAATTTCCAACCGAGCTTTTTCCTGTTTTAACGCTTCGCTTTCCTGTTTAAGTATTTCCAATCCAATCTCTAATTTGGTCAGATAATTGTTCATGGTATCCTCGTTACAGCGCCCTGGAACCCATTGAAACAGGAAACCAAGACCCGAAAAACACTAGTTCGACTCGCCAGCCGTTTTTTGCTTTGTCGTAAGCTTCTACATCCGTTGACATGAGGATTTCAACAACATCACCCTTTGTGAAACGATACTTGTTTTCTTCACGATGAGGCCGAGGATGGACCTCTGGACCTCTGATCTCTACAAGAACTTCGGCCATGTTAACTTCAATACCGTCGTCTTTGAAACCGTAACTACTCACAACATCCCGTTGATAGCCAATTCCGCCCATTATGCCACCTTCTTTTTCTTGGTGGCAACGGCTTTAGGTGCTTCGGCTTTGACAGGAGTGACTACTTGCGGTTGAACCATGCTCAGGCTGGCGGCAAGCTGTGCCATCAGGTCCACCACGGGTGCGGCTGCTTTGACTGCCACTGGCGCTGCTGTGCCGTTTTTCTTGGATTCAACAAGGGCCTTGATGGAAGCCTGGAACGTGTCGGAGTAGGCTGCGGCGTCGAACGGTTTGGTGCTGGCATTGAGAAGCTGTGCGGCCATATTGCGTTCTGCGTCCGAGATCTCTTCGGTCATGCCGCTGAACTCGCTGATGGCGCGGACTTCATCCTGATAGTAGAGGGTGTGAAGCGTGAGGCCGTTTTTGTAAGGGCGGATGATGGCGAGATGTTCGCGTTGGCTCATCGTGATCTTGACGATTGCGCCTTTACGGATACCCTTCATGGTTTCGCAGAGCATCGAGTAGACTTTCTTCCCGGCTTCATCCGGAACCATGAAATAGGACTTGTCGAACAGAATGGGGTCCACATCGTCCAGGTCCACGAAGTGATCAACGGCCATCACGTTGCTGGATTTGGGTGCGAGTGCGGCGATTTCAGCGTCGGCAATCTGGACGAACTTGCCTTTTTCAACTTCAAGGCCCTTCACGATGTCAGCCGTTCCCAATTTAACGTTGTCGCAGGTGCGGCAAACTTTATCCTGGTTGATCTTGCCGCCGCATGCGGCGTGCAATTGGTTGAAGCTAACGCTCTCGCTGCGTGCTGCCACGAAGAGCTTTACCGGGGCTGAGATCATCCCGAAGTTCAAGAAGCCTTTCCAGGTGGTTGTTGCCATGATGTCTTTATCTCCTCAGTTTTAATCAGTTACAAAACCATTTTAACACGTTGAAATATTTGGTGTCAAGTATGTGTTTAAATATGCGTCCTCACGTGTTTTCGTTATTGTCTAAAAAGAAATTCGTTTCGGTCAATGGCCACTCTAAACAGCTCGCCAAGGGTGACGTCACCTGGCCCCTCCAGGTCTTTATCGGTGATGTTGAGCAGCTCTAATGCGTATTTTGCGCGTAGCCTGGTTATTGCATCATCGTCATGCTTTCCCAACAAAACGCGTTCCATGATCCATTCAAGACGTTTCGTGTCGTCCATTTGCCACCGCCTTCATTTGGTTGTATATGTTTTCAACTTGTGGTTCGCTGAATGGGCCAAACATTTTCATGCGCCCCTTGAATTCCGCCATTGAGCGTTCCACCACCAGCGGTTCATCATAAAATGTCAGCACACGCTGGTCATTGATTGTATCATTGAATTTTTTAATGATGATACAGAACCACTCTGGGGTCATTCCTACTACAGTCAAGCTCTGGCTTACCGTGCCATACCCCTCTCGTACCAGCGTGGCAAAACCGGCATCTACCTTTTTGTCGAATTCTTCTTTGCTCAGCTGTCGGTCAGGGTTTTCTTCAAACTGGCAAGCTTCTGTTGCAAACAAACATGCAGTGGCTCCCATTTCTTCAATTGTGCACCTGACTGCGGCAAACAGGAAATCCTTGCCTTTGCTGCTATTCAACAATCCGGCCATGTATGGGCCAAATGCCTGGAATGATAACCCGTTTTCACCGATGAACCAGAACCCAAGGTCTGGCTCTCCGATTTCGTTTTCACCGATGAAAAATTCAAAAATGGACTCGGTAGTTTGTCTTAGCTCTGGTTGTGTCATTGTAAAATTCCTTTCCTGATCACGGTTGACGAAACACCTGCATGCTTCAGGCGTTGAGGCATTGGATGATATATTAACGTTTGGAACAAACCAGGGAGGCTTTCCACATCATCCTTAAATTCTCCGTTTTGCTCACGCCCAAATACCAAAAACGAAGTATCGTTTTCACGGAAAACTTTGACGATATCAGCCACCGGTCCAGCAAATTTTGGGTCCACAATGCGAAGCGCCGTATCATAACCGACGACAAATGTTGCACCAGGGAACAGCGCAGACTTCTTGATAAATGTGGGAGCGTTGGTGACCCAAACTCTGGCCACGCTATTTCCAACCCCGTGATCATTGCCGGTAAAACCTTTTAAACGTTCTTCTAACGAAATTAAATCGGTCATCGGTTTATCCGCATTGTTGATAGAGATTTCATATTCAACATAGCTGTGGAATTTGCTTGCAGCCACATCAGCCATTTCCCAATGACCATCATGAACCGGTCGAAAACTCCCTGGAAATACTACCTTACCTGGGCATGCCTTGTAGTTCACTTTGATGTCACCGTTGTTGTAACAGTCAAAGGCCACCTTCCCGGCCAAAATATTGGTAAGAGAAACATCCTCTAATGTTGAACGTTTCGTAACTACAAGATCGCCTGGAAGCCAACTTAACGATGTATAACGATCAGGTATGCCACACCCTTTGGCTATCAGTTTCAAAATCATTTCAGCATTGAGTTCTTCTTCAGTTAGGCGAATATGCTTAGGTAATTTGGAGCCAGCCAATAGCGGTGCTTGTTTTGGTGGAATTTCCAATGTGGCAGACATGGTATATGAATCAGTCTGCAATGCGGTGTAAATGTAATGGACCCGCCCTTCACGTTCTTCTGGCGTCTTTTGCAAAATGGACGATGATGCCACACCAATGACTGGATATTTTCCCTTGGAAATTTTCAGCGCTCGTTGGAAGGCCACCATTGCCATCATTCGAGTTGTTTCTTCGCAAACCAACTTTTCTGGTTCATGGCCAAGCAATTCGATTGTTTCTTCGGGGTCATATGGAATTAACCCAGATATCAAAGTGCCTGAACCTCCGCCAAGGTGAGTCAACGTTTTGAACACACCTAGGCCACCACCTGCCACGAAAAGTACGACTTTCGTGGGTGTCGCGTTGATCACATCCACCAGATCTTCTTCGGATATGCCCGTTAAATCAGTTGTCACTTGTGTTCTCCGTTAATGTCATTGTTAATTTCAGGCCGTTTGGGTCATAGATTGCCACCAGAACGTCTCCGAGATATATTTCTGACCTGCCACGACGTATTCGGGAGTGGTCATATCGGACATTGTGAGTCTGGAGAGCCTGTTCGAGAAGTTTTGGCTCTACGTAGATTGTTTTCATTCGAAAATACCATTCATGCCTGGGCTTTCCAGTGTGGCTCTATCTACTCGCATTCCGTCTTCACAAATAAACTCGTCTGTGGCAGCATCGTAAATTGAGTCTAGTTCACCAAAACCATCGACAAAAATCACAACTGCCTGTCCATCAGAAAGCTTCTTCATCGAAACATTAACAGCTTACAAATTGCTGCCTCAGCAAAACCAGCCGGTGCGCGGTTGCCGGTATCCTGGACAATACCATTTTCTACCAGGAAAGCTAACATCGGTTCGTTCTCGCTCCACGTTTTGATACAAACTTCATCGGGTCCTAATGCCTGTTCCGGAATGTTGACGGTTGCTGTGGCTATAGGTCCATCGGCATCCATCAACACCAAAGCCAACCGCCCGTTGTCGTAGAAACGTTTGGCTATCCAGACTGTGTAGGTATCAAAAGGTGTTTTGTACTCAAAAGAATTTTTCACTTTGTATAACCCTTGAGAGCCTTGGGACGCCCATCCATTCCTTCTTTTAGTGCAGCCCCATTCATATAGAAATCGCAAGCTGGACACTGTTGAACTGGCAGAAGGCATTCTTCACTATGCTGGACGAGTTCTTCCGTGGTCATGCTTGCCGCTGAGGACTTTGAAATAGCTTTAGGCATTATGCGTCAATTTTATCATATCGGTGTTTTTCCTGTCAAGGAATCTACAATGGTTTTGCTCAATAAATAATATTGACGTGAATGTGTCTAAATATCCGCTCCCTCCCTCTGGCTGGCTCCCAGCCGCTTAAGGAAACATATTTTAATGGGAAAGTATTCCGGCTAATAAATATCGTCGAACTATAGAACTACTCTTGTAAGGAGACAAAACATGTCATTTCAAATTTCACCCGGAGTCAATACATCAGAAATCGATTTGACTACAAGGGTGCCTGCAGTTGGCACTACGACCGGTTGCCTAGTGGGTCCTGCTCGCTGGGGTGAAGCCAATGTCCGTAGTCTTGTAGATAGCGAATTGACTTACTTGAACGAGTTTTGGCGTCCGGATAACAACTGCGCCTCAACTTGGTTCACGATTTCAAACTTTTTCAGCTATTCAACCGCCTGCTGGTTTACCCGTGTAGTTGGCCCTGCAGCCAAAAACGCCACCGCTGATGCGTCTGGCATACTTATTCAAAACGAAGACGACTATCTCAACAATTATGGTGGTGGCCAAGGTGCTGTCGGTAATTGGGCCGCGAGATGGGCCGGTGATATGGGTAACAGCATCACCGTTTCAATGGCCGACAAAGACAGCTACGGAACTTGGGCATATAAAACCAGTTTCAACGGTGCGCCAGGAACTTCACCTTATGTTGCTAAGAATGGTGGTTTAAATGATGAACTTCACGTCGTTGTTGTAGACAGCCAAGGCTTGTGGACTGGAACAAAGGGTAGCGTTCTCGAACGTTATGGTTATGTTTCCAAATCCGCCGTTGCCAAAGCTGCTGATGGTTCTACCATTTATTATGCCGACGTTATCAACCGTAAGTCTTCAAAAGTTTGGTGGATGGACCATCCAGTTGGCTCTAACTGGGGTGATGACGCCAAAACTACTTACAGCACGCTTGCAACCATTTTGGCTCTTACTGCTCCGTCTGGTTCTTTCACAGTCGGTGAGACGGTTTCGTATTCCACCACCGTTACTCTATCGTCAGCTCCTTTGACCACAGCAGTTGCAACTTGCCCCAGCGGTTCAGTCAGTGGTGGTGTAATTGCCACAGGAACCAGCTCACTTACGCTCTCCAGTGGTGGTACCGGTTACTTATCGGCTCCAACCGTTGTATTCAGCGGTCCTGGTTCTGGTGCAACAGCAACAGCAACCGTATCTGGTGGTATTGTTACCGCCATCAATGTTACGAGTGGCGGAACTGGTTATTCAACGCCTCCGACGATTTCGTTCACAACGCCTGGTACCGGCGCAACAGCCAGCGCTACCATCAACGGCACAACCGGTAAAATCACAGCTATTACTGTGGTTGCCGGTGGAACTGGTTATCCATCTGGAACTCGGGTAGTTATTGCTGGCCCCGGAACTGGTGCGACAGCGACAACGACTGTTGGTAGCGGCATCATCACAGCTATCACATTAACAGCCGGTGGAACTGGTTACCTAACCAAATCGGGAGTTGTTACGGACTGGTCAACTCCAAATTTAACGATTGTTCCAACTGCTGGTGCGTTTGCTGACACCGATGTTGTAACTGGTCAGACCAGCGCGGCACATGGTGTTGTCAATTCAGTTACCGGTGGTGCTATTACAGACGTTTTGGCAGGTGGTGTTGATGACAACGCCAATGTTACTGATGGCGCAATCATTCTTGGATACGATTTGTACAAGTCTGGTGACGACGTTGATATTTCATTAGTAATGTCAGCTGACCATAGTGTGGCGGTTGCCGAAGAAATCATCAATATTTGTGAATTCCGTAAAGATTGCGTGGCGTTCCTTTCTCCGCCTCTCAGCACAGCATTGAACAATGCTGGTCATGAAGCGGTTGACATTGTAGCATACCGTGACACTTTACCGGAATCCAGCTATTCAATCATGGACAGCGGCTGGAAATTCCAATACGACAAATACAATGATGTTTACCGTTGGGTTCCACTCAACGGTGACATAGCTGGCCTCTGCGTTCGTACCGACGTTCTTCGTGACGCATGGTGGTCCCCAGCAGGTTTCAACCGTGGTCAAATCAAGAATGTTATCCGTTTGGCTTGGAATCCTCGTCAGGCATACCGCGACATCCTGTATGCTGGTGGTGTTAACCCTGTTATCACGACCACTGGTGAAGGAACCATTCTTTACGGTGATAAGACTATGCTGGCCAAGCCTAGTGCTTTCGACAGAATCAATGTTCGCCGTTTGTTCATTGTTCTCGAAAAGGCAATCTCGACTGCTGCCAAATATAGCTTGTTCGAATTCAACGATAAGTTCACACGCGCAAGCTTCGTGAACATGGTTGAACCGTTCCTTCGTGGAGTTAAAGGTCGTCGCGGTATTTACGACTATCGCGTTGTTTGCGATGAAACCAACAACACTCCGGAAATTATCGACGGAAATCAGTTCGTGGGTGACATTTACGTGAAACCTGCCCGTTCGATTAACTTCATCCAGTTGAATTTCGTGGCCGTCCGCACGGGCGTCGCGTTCGACGAAATCGTAGGCACTTTCTAAGACAAACAAAAGAGGGGTGGAAAATTTTCACCCCTCACCTAAATAGGTTTTGGAGAACTTAAAACATGGCATTCGACTTAAATACTTTCCGTCAAGCACTCAAATCCGGTGGTGCGCGACAAAATCTTTTCGAGGTAACACTAGGGTTCCCTCCAACCGGTCAATCACCCCAACAGTTCACACTTCTGTGCAAAGCAGCTTCTATCCCTGGTCAAGATATTACTCCGATTGAAATTGGGTATTTTGGCCGTAAAATTAAAGTTGCTGGTGATCGCACCTTCCCTGAATGGCAGATTACCGTTATCAATGACGAAGATTTTGCTATTCGTAACCAGTTTACGAGCTGGAGCAATTTGATGAATTCACACTCCGCTAACCTCCGTGCAGAAACTGCCCGTGATTTAGACGGCTATCAAATGCCAGCCACTGTTACACAGTATATGAAGACTGGCGAAATAGCTAAGGTCTATAAATTCATTGGCGTATTCCCCAGCAACGTCGCACCAATCGATCTCGGTTGGGAAACAAACGACCAGATTGAAGAATTCCAGGTCACATTACAGTATCAATGGTGGGAAGACGACTTCACTTCCTAATTACGTCACTATACATTTTGGGTTCTTCCAAACCGGCCCGAGGAAATCCTCGGGCCACATTTTTATGTGAAGGTGACTAAGTAGAGTTAGAACAATGACATTCAATCTTTTTGGTTTTAAAATCGGTAACGATGATCTTGAGGCGAAACGAAGAGCTTTAAACAAAAGTTCATTCGTTACCCCGCAATCGGACGACGGTGCTGTCACATATGAGGTTGGTGGCGCTGCCTATGGCACATATTTTGACCTTGAAGGCTCAGCTCGAAACGATGCCGAACTAATCAATCGTTATCGCGAAATGTCCTTGCAGCCAGAAGTTGATAGCGCCATTATTGAAATTGTTAATGAAGCAATCGTTACTGAAGAACAGACTGTCCCAATCGCTATTTCGTTGGACAAGCTCAACTATTCAGAAGAAGTAAAAGAAAAAATTCGTGAAGAATTCGACAACATTTTAGGTTTACTGGATTTCAATAACGAAGGTCAGGATATCTTCAAACGCTGGTATATCGATGGTCGGTTGTATTATCACATGATTATCGACAAAACCAAGCCTCATGACGGTATTCAAGAACTTCGCTTTATTGACCCCCGCCACATTCAAAAACGCCGTGACATCAAACGCGAAATCGACCCAACAACCAATGTTGAAGTTATTGCGGATCAGGCTGAATACTACATTTACAGCGAAGAATCTGGTTACATGGATTCAGTATCCAATGGCATTCGCATCGCTCCAGACTCCGTTTGCTTTGTCCATTCCGGCATTATTGATCATCGTTCCAAAATGGTTCTCAGCCATCTTCACAAGGCTATCAAGCCAATCAATCAGTTGAGAATGGTGGAAGATGCCACCGTAATTTACCGGTTGTCGAGAGCACCTGAACGCCGTATTTTCTACATCGACGTTGGTGCACTGCCAAAGAACAAAGCTGAGCAATACTTGAAAGACATCATGGCCAAATACCGCAATAAGCTGGTATATGATGCCACAACCGGCGAAATCCGTGATGATAAGAAATTCCTTAGCATGATGGAAGATTATTGGTTGCCACGTAGAGAAGGTGGACGTGGTACTGAAATCCAAACTTTGCCTGGTGGTCAAAATTTGGGTGAAATGGAAGACGTCCTGTACTTCCAAGAAAAACTATATGGTTCTTTAAACGTCCCGGTTAGCCGTCTCAAGTCTGATAACCCGTTGGGTGGACTTGGCCGCGCAGCTGAAATTAGCCGTGATGAACTTAAATTTACAAAGTTTATCTTCTCTCTGCGTAATCGTTTTAGCCACCTTTTTGACATCATCCTGAAGACCCAACTACTCCTCAAAGGCGTTATTTCTCGTGAAGATTGGCCACTTATTCGTCAGGACATTTTTTACGACTTTTTAAAGAACACATACTTTTCAGAACTAAAAGAACTGGAAATTTGGAAAGAACGTATTGGTGTCGTTCGTGATTCCGAAGATTACGTTGGCAAATACTATTCGAAAGAGTTCGTTCGTCGTAAATTGCTGCGCCAATCTGATGAAGACATTGAAGCTCTTAATGCTGAAATGTATCGTGAAGAAAACGGTCAAAATGTTGGGCAAACAGATGCCAATGGAGAGGGCGGCTCGTTTGATCAGCAAGCGGCGGATTTGAACAGTGAACCAATGCCAGCAGGTCCTGGTGACAACACACCAGGTGGTGGAGCGCCTCCGGAAGAAGCACCCCCGGCTGGTCCACCAGCAACGGGTCCACAAAACGTTCAGGCTAGCTTTAGAGGACCTACGGCTAGTGTTCGTAAACTTCTAAGAGAACTGGATGGTAAATAACTATATGGCACGATTTGGTGGATCGCGAGCGTATCCTTACGTTGGTACGCCTCAAATAATTCCGCAAGAAATTAACGAAGTCGGACAAGATTTCGTTGAACAAGAACAAGAATATGCTGAAGAAGAACAAATTTCTGAAGCACCATTTATCAGCGCTCCTGAGCCGTGGCAAGACGACTTTGTAGATTATGAAGATCACCATGATGTATTGGACGCCGCTGAAATAGCTTCAACTCCAGCAACAAATGGAATCCTCAGCGAGGGTAAGAAAGCCCGTAAACGTAGACTGGCATTGATGGAACTCAAAACAGAGGGAGAGGAAAATGAGCAAAAAAGTAATTAATGAAACAATTGAAAAAGCTTTGTATGGTAAAGCCTCCAAAGCTATCTCCGAAGCCCGTAAACGCACTGCGGCTGGCTTGCTGGAAGATAAAATGCCCGAATTCTTGAAGAAGAAATGGGATATTGACGAAGAAGACGAAACCGAGGAACCAAAGGCAGAACCCGAACAAGTTGAGCCATTCGTTCAAGCCGAAAAAACAATGCCTGAATTTCTGAAAAAGAAATGGGGTATTGATGAAGACGAAGACGAAATCGGTGAATGTGATGATGAAATGGGTGCTAAGAAGAAAGAAGTAGTTGCTGAACGTAAGTTCGACAAGAATGTCGGTGGTGGTGTTGACCGCGATGAGCTGAAAAAGAAAGATTTTGCAGACCCAGAGAACCGTGCATTTCCGATTGTCACCCCTAAAGATGTGGCTGATGCCGCCAAAGCTCTGAATCACAAAGTAAAGGGTGATAAAGACAAAATCAAGAAAAACATCATCAAAATCGCAAAAGCAAAAGGTATGCCTTTTGAAGTAAGGCTTCCGAAGGAATGGCGATAGTTGGCCTCTTCTTTTCCTAAACCCCTCAATTATCGTGTTGGGACCACCGATCGTATTCTCGGTGGTCCCACTTCAGCAGCGGATGGGTTTTTAGTCTTAAATCAAGCTAGTGGTAATGTTTATAAAGCTCAAAACGGTGTTTGGACCATCGGCGGAGCATTTGATAATGCTCTTTTAGCTGAGTGGCAACAAATCCACACCCGTTAAATCAAATAATATCATAAATACATTTGGAGACACACGTATGAAAACCATCCTTCAATTGATCGAGTCCGAACTTCACAATCGAGCGGTATTAAAGATTGAAAGCTTTAAGAAACAGGTTGCTGCTGAAGCTTTTGATGTTCCAGAGCTTCGTGAAGAAGACGAAGCGGAATGTTGCAAGTGTTCAAAATGTGGCGAAAAAGAAGTTGCTGCAAAAGGTGATGTTTGCCAAGACTGCAATAGCGTCACAGAAGAAGGCGCTAAAGAAGTTCAGATGAAAAACGTTCAAAGCAAGCGTCATTCTGTTGCAACCAATATTGGCGGCAGTGAGGAAAAATAATGAAAACAGCTGCTCAGGTTTTTGAAGAAAAAGTCAGAAAGGATCTGGGTTCTTTTACCTGTGAGGACCTGAATGAGCCGCGAATTTTCATATCGAAATTTGCTAATGGCGACTCATTCACTGGGAAAACAGGACCAGGAGATGATGCCAGTGCTCCTGTCACACAAGGAACTTTAGCGGCTACGGGAAAGAACGTCGCTCAACGAATTGGCACCACCGTTACAGCCTTTTATGAACTCAAGGGCGAAGAACTGGCGGCTTGGAAGAAAATTAACGGAGTGAAGTAAAGATCACAATGCGCAAAACTACTAATCAGATGTTCGAAGAACTAGAAAAGAAAGTTAGCGCATATGTGTCTGACCTTTTGACTGAAGTATCTGATAGTGATCTAGTGGTTCCAGACTCAGAAGGCAAAGGCCTTCATCCTGTTTTAGGCAAAGAAGGCCCTGACAACTTTGATTTGGTATTTGGTACCAGAACCGATGATAAGGTCTTCCAGGGCGAAATTTCTTATGAGTGGGATCGCGACGGATCAGATCTTATCAAGCAAGAAACTGAAGGCGGCAAAAAGCTAACTCGTAAACAGTATCTTAAGCTAAGAGCCGCACGAGCAGAAACCAGCACTACCACTCCGAACGAAGTAGAACAAGAAACCATCGAACCAACTGACGAATACAAATTGATGGATTCTACGGCACTGGAAAATGGCTTCAAGCTATTAACTCCTGGCACAGTTATTCAGCCGGTGGCTGAGTATGAACTAAGCGGCAAAGACATCAAACTTCAAATCGCTGTCAACGATGACTACAAATTTCCCGGTAACAACAAATGGTTGCTGGTCGGTAAAATCGACAATGAGTCTAACAAAAAAACTGGAACGACTGTTGCTGAGTTATCCCACGCCTTAAAAGAACTTTCGAAGGATGCCGCGCCGGAAAAAGAAGTTGAAGAAAGTGTAGAAACACCTGGTCACAAATTTCTCACTGTGCAGCAGTGTCGTGATGCAGCTCAACGGGCAGCCAAAGAACGTGGGGTCTCAGTCCAAGAACTGATTGCTCTTAGTAAAAAAGAGCAAGAGGAGGAATGGGAAGCCATGAAAAATAATGAAAAAGAAATTGAAGTCCCGGCCTCAGATAATGCCCCGGTTGATAAGCAGCCTAGTGGCAAAAAGGTAGCCCTACTGGAACTAGTTGAAAAAATTGGTCTGAAACACTTACGTGATCAAACTGGGTGCCATATTTTTGGCGTGCCTGGTATGCCATTGCACGAAATTCATATTCCGAAGAAACCCGTAAATGGCCAATATCGTTTTGCACACGTTCGTATTGGTTCTTTGGATCGTCTCCCAAAATATCTAAGAACCCTCAAAGGAAAATAACATGAAGCTACTAACAGAAGTGAACGATACGGTCAATATTCTTCGTGAGTCTCCTGGCTTCGCCAAAGGTTACTACATTCAAGGTATTTACTTACAAGGCGGCATCAAGAACCGGAATGGACGCGTTTATCCAATGGACATTCTTGAAAAAGAGGTCGCCCGATATAACCAAGAATTTGTGGCTAAAAAGCGTGCCTTAGGTGAACTTGGCCACCCCGATGGTCCTAGTATTAATTTGGACCGTGTAAGCCATCTCATCGTTGAATTATATCGCGATGGTAACAATTTCATCGGTAAAGCCAAAATTATGGATACACCGCATGGAAAAATCGTCAAATCATTGATTGACGAACAAGTAAAGCTGGGAGTTTCCAGCCGTGGAATGGGCACGCTACGCGAAGCAGGTAATGGCGCTCAAGAAGTACAGGACGACTTTTATCTGTCCACAGCTGCTGATATTGTTGCTGACCCAAGTGCTCCGGACGCATTCGTTCAAGGCATAATGGAAAGCAAGGAATGGGTTTGGCATAATGGTGTTATCACAGAACGTCAAATCGCTGGCTACAAAAAGGAATTGGTATCCAAGAAATTTAATGAAGCACTGGCAATTGATATATTCTCACGTTTCATGAAGGACCTTTCAAAAGGGGATACCAAGTTCTAAAAAAACAATTGCCTAAATAATGGCAGTTAATTTCAGTTTTCTTATCTGGAGAAAAATAGCAAAATGAGCAAACTCAACGACAAAATTCGCGAGATCCTGGCCGAAGCAGCTTATGAGGATCTTGGCCCAGCGGTGGTAACACCCTGGACCACATCCGGTCCTAATGCGGCTGGTCCTGTCAAACCCGCTAAGGCTCCCGTCGCTACCAACCCGGTTACCGGCGCACGGAGTCTTGAGTCGGATAACCCTGGTGCAGCAGCCGCTGCTCCCGTAGCTCCTGTTGAAGCCGACGAAGAAGAAGTCGAAGGCGACGAAGAAGAAATGGAAGCAAAGCCTGCCAAGAAAGCCAAAGCAGCCAAAGCAGCTAAAGCTGACGAAGGCGACGACGAAGATGAAGATGACGACGAAGAGGAAGTAAAGGAAGAGGAAGAAAAAGACGACCTCGAAAAGACCTTCTCTGAAATGTTGTCCCGTCTCCGTGAAGAAGATGGTGAAGAGGAAGAGGAAGAAAAGCCAGCAGCAGTTCCTCCGGTTCCGACTGGCATGCCAGCTGTGACTGAAGAAGACGAAGAAGAAGAAGACGAAAACGGCGTAACCATTAAGGAAATCGCTGCCGACGACGAAGAAGCCGAAGCTGAAGAAGGCGAAGGCAAGAAAAAGAAAGCAGAAGGCGAAGAAGTTCCTGCTCCGATGCCTAATGTCGAAGAAGACGAAGCCGCAATGTTTAAGGGCGAAGACCTGCCGGAATCTTTCAAAGCTAAGGCTTCTGCAATTTTCCGTTCCACCGTTGTTCGCGCTGTCAAAGAAGAACGTAAACGTCTGACCAACAAACACAGCAAGATGCTCGGTGAGGCTCTCAACATCCTCAAAGCAAAAGCTGAGAAGAAACAGAAAGTTTACGAAGGCAAGCTCACAGAACAAGTCGACATGTATCTCAATTACGTTGTCGAAAACTGGATGGAGCAGAACAAGTTGGCTGTTGAGCGCGGTATCCGTGCCGAACTCACCGAAGACTTTATCCGTGGTTTGAAGAAGTTGTTTGTTGAGCATTACATCGAAGTACCGGAAGACAAGGTTGACGTTCTGAAAGCACTGGAACGCCAGGTCACGAAGCTTGAAGGTAAGCTGAATGAGCAGGTCCAGGTCAACGCTAAGCAACGCCAGCAGGTTGCTGAAATGAAGAAAGAAGCTGTCGTTCGTGTGGTAAGTGAAGGCCTCCCTGCAACACAGGCTGAAAAGCTTCGTGGTTTGGCAGAAGGTATTGAATACACAACCCGCAAGGAGTTTGCAAAGCGCATGTTTGACCTGCGTGAAAGCTACTTCCCGAAGACCAAGAGCGAAAAACCCAAGCAGTCGATCACGGAGAGTGTGGCCACTGGTGGTGAATCAGACGAAGCCACTTCGACAATCGATCTGTACGCACGGACAATCACAAGGGCGCAGAAGAACCGGTAACCCCGGTTCTTCTTCGAACAAGTTTTGTCAATAAATATTGTCGAAGTCTAAACCTTTTAAGGAGCTAATAAAAGCAAATGTATCTTGCAGAAAAACTTAAGGCGAAATGGGCCAAGATCCTGGATCACCAGGACCTCCCCAAAATTGATGACGCACACCGCCGTGCTGTTACTGCTGTTATCTTGGAAAACCAAGAGCGTGCTCTCCGTGAAGAGAAAGAAAGTCTTCTCCGTGAAGTCGCACCAGCAAACTCCCAGTCCGGTGGAAATATCGGCACATGGGATCCGATCTTAATCAGCTTGGTCCGTAGGGCCATGCCAAATTTGATCGCTTATGATGTTTGCGGCGTGCAGCCGATGACCGGTCCTACCGGCCTCATCTTTGCAATGCGTAGCAAATACACCGATCAGATGGGTGGAAACGGCTCTATGGCACTCAGTGCTGACGGCTTGTCGGAAGTCGGTGAAGCCTTCTTCAATGAAGCAGACAGCACCTTCTCCGGTGATGCTAGCTCTGATGTTACCACAGCAACCAATCCGTACGATCCGTTCGATCCGCACTATGCCCACAAGACTGGTCCTGGCAAAACCACAGCAGAAGCAGAAGCCCTCGGCTCGACCGGTGGTACAGCGTTTGCTGAAATGGCTTTCTCAATCGACAAGGTTTCAGTTACAGCGAAATCACGCGCATTGAAGGCAGAATACACCATGGAGTTGGCACAGGATTTGAAAGCCATTCATGGTTTGGACGCAGAAACGGAACTCGCCAACATTCTCAGCACAGAAATCCTGGCTGAAATCAACCGCGAAGTTATCCGCACCCTGTATTACATTGCAAAGCCTGGTGCACAGATCGGCACCGCTGCTGCCGGTACCTTCGACTTGGACGTTGACTCCAATGGACGTTGGACGGTTGAAAAGTTCAAGGGTCTTCTGTTCCAGCTTGAACGTGACGCTAACCAGATCGCCAAGACGACTCGTCGTGGCAAGGGTAACTTCGTAATCTGCTCCAGCGACGTGGCCTCCGCACTCGCAATGAGCGGCATTTTGAACTACGCTCCTGCTCTCAGCACGAACCTCAATGTTGACGACACCGGGAACACCTTCGCAGGTATCCTGAATGGCCGTTACAAGGTTTTCGTGGATCCCTACTACAGCACCACCGCAAACGAAGAATTGATGATGGTCGGTTACAAGGGCGTCAGCCCGTACGATGCAGGTTTCTTCTATTGTCCGTACATTCCGTTGCAGATGGTTCGCGCCGTTGGAGAAAACTCCTTCCAGCCGAAAATCGGCTTCAAGACCCGTTACGGTATGGTACAGAACCCGTTCTATGGTTCCTCCATCACCAGCCTGGGTCAGATCGCCAGCCAGACCAACCCTTACTATCGGCTCGTAAAGGTCGTCAACTTGATGTAATTTACTCCATGTAGCGCATGGCGCAATGGTTGAAATCAAGGGGAGCTTCGGCTCCCCTTCTTTTGTATCTATCACACATCACATAAATAACAGTGATAGATTTACAAAACCGCACGTGTTATTGGGGAGCACCGCAAGGTGCTCCCCAAATCTGTATTTGGGGCTGTTCTCTCCGTTCATAAATATTCCAGAGATAATATATGAAATATCTTTTTGAATGTTATTTCAACGATGGAACAATAATAAAACAAACATCTGAAGATATTTCATGTTCAGACCCATCCAAAAGCGCGTTTTTTGATGTGCATCAAAAACTTCATCAGATCATCTATTTTGGTCTATATGGGTCTGGTCACATGTATGTGGTGGATCTTCGTGATGGGCATTTTGAAATAGATGGGGTCCCTTTTAGAATTGATGGCGCAGAACCGTCCACTTTGGAACTCATTTACTTCAGGAGAAATTTTTTAATGATAAAAGATGGCGATGTTTTATCCCATGTTTCATTTCATATGGGTTGGAAAGGAATGGTTGATGGGTCTGAAGTATGTAAAACCATTACCGTATTTTAACACATGGCAGCCATATTCAATTGGTGTGAAGATAACGGCTTGTCAGTATTAAGCCCACCACGCGGAACAACCAGATCACAGGCAAACAATCCACCGGTAGATTGTTCATGGAAAGCCACTGATGATGCCAAAACCACAACTAGCGGCACCTCATATGTTTCCGCTTCAATACGTGCTGGCAGCAATTCCTACACCAAATATTTGTACGGACAGTTCACCGGAGCATACCATCAAATTTCCAACTGCTATTGGTCAGCCCACGTCAATCCAGAGCCATTGCCAGCTGATATGTTTTTGAAAGGTACGGTGACATCTCTTTACAAAACTCCATCAACCAATATCGAGCCAAGTTTAACCACAGATTTTACGGATGTAGTTCCAATCAATAATGGGTTGCCTGTAATGTTAAGTCAAACTGGCCCAGAATCAACCTCTAAACCAACATTAGAATCTGGAGGAGGTTTTACGCAATACCTCGTGACGCAGTTGCAAACTACCAGTGAATGCTTGCCGGGTGACCTTGATAAAGTCACTCTTATGATTGTATTTGACGAAAATTAAAAGGAGACTCAATATGTCTTGTGAATCAAACTGTGGCCAACCCACAATTATTACCTCTCAGGGATGTTACACTGCAAGCGGTGGTACCGTATCGGTAACTATCGATATTATCCGCACTTTCATGCCAGACCCCAACCATACTGGCAAAACTATTTTAACTGAAACCCGTTACGTAAAGCCAACTTCAGCTGGGCCGACACCATTTGTTCCAGATTTTATAGGTGGTGATTCTGTGGTCGCAGGTGCTTGCCCTTTACCGCAGGTTGTGACTGCTGCCCCTGGGGATTTGGAGAGTGCGTGTTACACAATGCCGGATGGTTCTGTTGTCCCCATCAAAATCACCACGGAAGTAGATGCTGCAGGGAACCTTGTTGCCATTCATGGTTACAGCCTCCCCACGTTACAACCCATTGCTGCATTCGACCAAAGCAAATTAACCCAGTGTGTTTGCCCAACTCCAACCAACACAGGCGTCAATTCGAGCTGGTAACTCTCGTTAATTGGTGCCTTTTGTTCACTGTAATATGTGAGCTATTGGTGCTGATTAAATATTGTGTATGATTTGGACCCGCCTACAACCGCCTAAGTATCAGCCTGATGCTATACTTACAAAACGTGGGTGGGTCCATCCCAAAACAGGTGAATTGTTAATTTGCATGAAGCTGGGATATTTGGGACCTGGTAAAGGTCTTGAGTATACAATTCAAGGGCAAAGCAACATTTCGGGGCAATCTCAAAAACAAATTCAAGCTGGGTGTTTAATCCATCGCAGCGGAAGGCCTGAGACAATTGATGCCGGTGCGCGTGTTACTAAAGCAGGATCAGCTACTCAATTTGGGAAAGCTAGAATTATAAAGGCGTCATGCCCAACTCCAATCAACACAGGCATTAACCCATCATGGTCTACTTCACAAGACTTTTCATCAATGTCTGCGGCAGAGCTGAGCGCTTTAATGGCCAAAGTTATTGAAGCCATTAGCAACAAATGATGATCGGCTATCCTCTGGCCGAACGGAGTGTCTCGTCAGCTTCTTTTTATCAGTTTGTTTTCTGCACGATTAGGCGGCTTAAGAAGGCTTTGCAATTCAATGCTTTCTTACCTTTATCTCAAAATAAGAGGTTCGTTGGCTCTGCGGTCATAGCAAATTTGCAAAGCCTGATGTACTTCTACAAAATTGTTGCCATCATATTGAACAATGCGTGGGTGATTGTGTTCCGGAGTGATTTTCTTGACCGGCATGATGACTAAACCCCTAGGCCGATTCGCCAGCCAACCATAACAAAACTCAGGATAATCATCGTACAAAAATTTGCCATATGTGTTGCTTTTGTTGAAGGTGATGGTGACTTCAATTTCACCCAGATTTTGGAAGCTCCATTCCAGCTTTTCTTTCCACGCCAGTGCATGACGGCGAGGGCCTTTGGTCAGAACGCTGCAATCAAACCCGATTGTTCTGGCCAACTCCAAAACTCGTTTACCGGCGTCCATCACCGGTAAATTGGCCCACCAGCCAGGTTGAGCCTTAATGAGTTCCATACGAGCTTTAAGCCACGGCAGTTTTTCGGCTTCGAACGGGCTTTCCGGAAGAGGCGGCTCCCAATGAGAGTGCATGCGCCTCAAATCAGCCATTAACTGACCTTCATAATCAGCCAGCGAGCCATCTAAATCGAATAACCCGATATTTTCATCCATTGGAACTCCTTGGACCCACATTCCATCCGCGTTCAATCAACGCTAAAATATTTCTGCATGCTAGGTTATAGCCAAACCGAGCCTCAGAGCCTCCTTCTTCCCAGGTCATGCTGCTTATCACTGTTGCCAGGTCAACCATAGATTCCTTGGTGGCTTGCTCTATTTGGTCCTTAAGATTCGTTGATTCCATTTTAGTCAGCCATTCCAGGCGCGTGAAATAAGAACACCACCACAGGGAGAAAAACAAAGGCAATAATCAAGTACGTTGAAATGTCGTCAGGAACAGGCAACCCTTGCATGTTATAGGCAATCCTGACTATCAATGCAATCAAAAGGATGACTGCTGCTGTAATAGCGACTCGAATGAGAGGACGTTTCATATTTCCTTTCTTAAAACTGGTGGCCCCGGCAGGAGTCGAACCTACAAACCATCCGATTATGAGTCGGCTGCTCTACCATTGAGCTACGGGGCCTCGTTCAATTGATCGGCCAAAGAGATACTACCAATTTTTCAATAATTCATTCAGTCTGAATGGGTGTAGTCTCTTGCCCTCAGCACCACTAAAGCATCACGCACAGCGATTGCCGATGCAACCCAAGCTTCCTGGATTGCAGGTTTGAGGTCTGCCCATGCTGGCAATGCATCGCCTATGATAAGTGATTTGCCGTCAGTCTTAGCAATGTACCCGTCATAGGCGGCTTTACCTAGTACGTTGAGATGGTTCGGCTTAAAGTTTCGTAGGTCCTTTGGTGGTAGCGTCATGTTTTCCTTTTATGTCCTGTATGCGGCCTGTCGATATTCTTGGATGCGTGCCAACAACGGAGCGTTTTTTGATTTAGCTCTTCGTTGGTTGGTTTGTCCATAACATCATTTTATCACACCAATGGCATGTTTGTCAATGACTCTGGCGATATTTGTTACTAATCGCAATAGCGGTGTATTCTCCGCCAAGTGCGAAATTCACGACGGTAAAAGTTTTAACAAGCCACTTCGGGTGATATTTCTTGAGAATCAACAACTCAGCAACAGTTGAACCGGCGAAAAACACGCCTTTAATAGCCGCGCCTTTTGCATCGAATTTCCCGTTTGCGCTTTGAAGTGTGTGGTTGGCCTCGTTTTGGTTCCAAGATGACCAGGTATCCAGGCCGGTACCGGCTCCATGAACAGCAACCGAATAATAGAACGGTTTATTTGCATCAACATCGAATGACTGAGCCACCGCAACAACCGAAAATGTTACCAACAATAAAAGTTTCATAAAGCCATTTTAACACACCAAATGTTTCATCAACAATTTTCCATAAATATTAATATGAAAATCACTGTAGGTGTCTACGATCCCGCTAAGAGCAACTTTGGAAAAACACAAGAACTGGTCGGTAATCTCAATGCCGTTCTTGCCAAACTGCAAACCATGCATGTTGTGATTAAAAAGGCAGAAATGTCACCAGAAGAACAAAAACAAGCTGTCGAGCTGATGGCCGGTATCGGTTAAAATTTGGCTCTTGACAAATCAACTCAGCCATATTAAAATTGGCTAAATATCAGTGATGCTTTCTTTTAAAGATTGGCTTCATGAATCCGTTGGTCCTACTAAATGGTGGTACAACCACGATACTAATAGTCTTTA